GTCTAAATCGTCCGCTAATCCACTATCCATATAGGGTCTGAAGCTACCCAACATATACAAAAACGTGTACCCAAGTCCATACACGTCAATTGTAGTAACCGATTTTTTCAAAAACGCGTCGTAATTATCCGATTTTATGTCCTCCACCATCATTACTTGATATTGCTCTGTAATAAATTTTACAACCTCATCCTTCCTCTGATTGTTTCGTCCATGGGTTATTACTGAGAAGAACATATTTTGCGGACTCGCAAGTATTTTTCGAAGCAATACGATCGAGTAATGATCCGGCCTCTTTGCGACCTCCATATAATCACGTTTATTCAAAAAACTCATTTCAAATGGGAAAGTGGCGTGTAACATGGCAAATCCATATCTCGATCTATTACACTCGTCTATGATTTTAGCCACCATTGTCATGAGACCGAAATCAATGAAATTAATTCGGTGATTATCTTCGAAATATACGATGTTTTGCGGTTTCAAATCGTGGTGTACTGCGCCATTTTTTACTAGTACAGACACGCCCTCTATGACTCGACGCACCTCGATCCAAAATTTATGTATATTCTCTACTGACTTGGTTGCGGTGACCTCATACTTCGCGAGATCTACACCACCATCTTGCATAATTAACAACTTATAGTCTGCAATATCTTTACTAGAAATGTCCCTGCATGTATCTATCTCTCTGCGCGCCTCTTCATTATCTACCGGATCGCACTCAATCGGTTCACCTTGATAGAATTTTTTATCCGCATCTATCGAATTAATTGTGCTATATTCCTTCATTTCTTTGAATGCTTCGCTAGCGCGCATTATCTTGGAGATCTTCCCAGTGTATGATATCCTCTTGTTTTTACATTTCAGACTGGGTTTATGTACACATCCATATGTACCTTCACCTATTTTTGGCATGTATATTATATACAGGTAATATAATATACTCTATCTCTATCTCTATCTCTAAAGTACAGAATTTACAAACTTCTCTAAAGACTCTTTCGATATCTTAGCATCATATTCGTATATTTTGCCACCTTCCATGAATAGTTTTATAGTGGGATATGATTTAATGTCAAGTTTGTCAGTTTCGGTTTTCACGGCGGGAATATTCGGGTCCGAACAATCCACCCTCTCACATATCAATCTATGCGTTCCGATAGTTTTTCCATCGAATGCCTTCTTGAAATCAACCCACGGTCCAACTTTCTCGTCCTTGTCACTCGCATTCTTGCAATACGGGCACCAATCCACCCAGTACATCTTGAGCGTGGCAGGCTTATCACGACGCGTGGCGTTGGCTACATCGTCGGAATCATCCTTTTCCAACATCGGTTTGCCGTACTTCAAATAAGTATAATACCCGACAACCGTAAACAATATGAGAACAAAGATTATGATTGCAATCGTCTGATATGGACGTATCATATTTAGGACAGCATCAATAAATCGAGACATTATATATTATTGTTATATAAATTTTCCGACAACTAAACTATTCGTATATAATATATAATGGACAAAACGAGAAAGAAGCGAGTATATACAAATATCGATTATAATAGCAACGACGGCATGCTAACCAGCGTATGGGGGCCGAGTATGTGGCATGTTCTCCATTCAATGAGTTTCAATTATCCGGTACAGCCACACATCGATGACAAGCACCGATATCGAGACTTCATTTATAGCTTACAATGGACATTGCCGTGCGGTAAATGCAGGAAGAACTTCAAAATGAACCTACAGAAGTTGCCACTGCGTATGAAACACATGGCATCTAGGGCTACCTTTTCTCGCTATGTTTACGATCTTCATGAACTGGTAAATACAATGTTAAACAAACAGTCGGGCCTGACATATGAAATGGCGAGAGAGCGATACGAGCACTTTAGGTCGAGATGCACGCAAACGGGAAATTACGTTCCGCCTCCCGCAGAGGATGGTTGCGTTGTGCCGTTGTACAAGGGCGAGAAATCGAAATGCGTTCTTAAAATAGTCCCTCAGTCAGAGAAGTGCGAGACTTTCCAGATCGACGACAAATGTGTTAAGCAGAATATTGAGTAACGATTTAGCGTTCTTTATTTCATATAAAATAACTCGCAAATATATATAATGTCTGTAAATGATACAATACCATTCTGGTCCAATAATCCGAATATATTATTACAGCATATGGAGCTATTTCCAGTTGAATCAATGACATTTGAACAGAAGTTAAATGCTATCACACGTGGTGTAGTCTTACTGTCAATCATTGCACTCATCCTCAGTCGTGATATACGGTTCCTCGTTATTATGATATTTACGATATTGGCGGTGTATCTCTTTTATGCGCGTGAATCCGATCGCATCAAAAAAATCCCTGTTGCAGAGCACTTCGAAAATCCGGCGGATCTTATATTGAAACAGGCGTCTCCCGAACTCTCGAAGGATAATGTGTTTGATGAACCTGATTCGTCGAATCCGTTCGGTAACGCGCTGGTAACAGACTATGAATATAACCCAAAGAAGAAACCTGCGCCACCCGCATTCAACGAGGGAGTGAACGAGAAGATACTGAAACAGGCGAAGACGTTGGTTCAAGAGTTGAACCCTGACCAGCCGAACATCTCGGATAAATTATTCAGGGATTTAGGAGAACAGTACGTTTTCGAACAGTCGTTGCGACAATTCACGTCCAATCCGTCGACCACTATAGTCAATGATCAGACTGGATTCGCCGACTTTTGCTATGGTTCAATGACGTCGTGCAAAGAGGGCAATCTGTTCTCTTGCGCGCGCAATTTGCCGAGACACACCAACTAAGTGCGGGACTGCGGGGACTAACGGCTTTGCCGATGTCCGCATACCCCGTCTTTGTATGGATGCGTGTAACCCGTCTTGTATATAAAGGTATATATATCTTTATACACTACCGAATACAAGACATGCGAAGACTCTTCCGCAATACATACCAATACTCTTCTGCAAGACGGGGGTATGCGGACATCGGCAAAGCCGTTAGTCCCCGCAACCGCAATTTTTAATGTTTCAATATATTATAATATGGCCGAATTCTTCAATAACATGGAACGTATTGGACTCAATGATTCTCAGCGAAATATAGCAAACACCAAATTTTCGACTTATACGATGGAGAATTATTTTAGCAGTAATGCCGATTCTGCTGTGCAGTTTGCGACCCAAGTGCCGACTGTGAACTTTAAAAGCACCGTTGGTGGTCTGCCTGGCTCTGCTGTCGATTTTGATTCGCTTCTTCTCATCGGCAACAAGCAGGATCGCAGTCTTGAGAAGCTCGATTTGGTTCAGCGTCCGTATTTGACAATTCCTTATTTAGGAAAAGGCGCGAGCAATCCCGCTCTCGAATCGGTACTGCAACAGGGCGAGCGCGTGAGCGACAAGAAGAGTGAATGGGATCAGGTGGAGAATGACAGTGAGCAGGCGTTTCCTATGATTTCGAAACTGAAGGATCGCGTTACGAACCCCGCGTATTCCGTCGAGGAGGCGGCGCTCAATGGTTGGGTTCGCGGGGGACGTTCGTCTCGTGTTTAAAAGTACAACTTTAGGTAAAAAAATATATGGATGTATTGTATATAAATGGCTGAAGATTATGCGACTTTTTCTGGTAAAATAGACAATGGTATCGTCGATGTCACCAGTCCGATGGACGCTGAAAAGAGTACTTTAATAAATCGTTTGTCGCATGCTATTATCGATCTGCTCGGACGCGCTCCTGTTACTGATTTACCTGGAGCAAAAGATCAATATATAGCAGGTTTAAGAACCGTGCTTCAAACATTATATGGGTCTTCTCAGGCTACACCTTTAGCCGTCAATGATGCGATGTTCGGGGGTGGCAGTAGATCGTCGCGCCAAACTCGCAGGCGCAGGAACGGGGGCAAGCGCAACCAGAGGCGCTAATCGGAGAGAGGACAGAATTATATAATTATGTGTATTGTAATTATATAAGAGGTACATATGAGTGTAGAAGAATTACGGGCTAAACGAATACGTCTAGTTAAGTATTTAACATCTATGGATAGTGAGACATCAGAATCCTTTTTGATAGGGATACCACCGCCACCATCACCGCCATCAGTATCTTTTAGATTACCACCACCGCCACCGCCACCAGTATCTTTTGGATTACCACCATCGCCACCTCCACAATTAACAGTTCCTGACATGCGAATTGCTCTGATGAAACATTTGGTTAGTATTGCAAATTCTAGTCCACTAGCTTTTTTTGATAGTGTATGTCGACAAATCCCACAAGATTTTAGTGGTGGTGGTAAACAAAAGCAAAAACGTAGGCGAACTATTAAGCGTAAAAATATCGGTAATTTAGCGACGCAACTGGTTTAATATACTCTGTTTATATAGTAGATATGCCAGAGTCAGAAATATTAGATGATGATACAGGGTATGTAGTTCAGAGTCCCGAAGACAATATGGGTCAGGCTGAAGAGATCCCACAAGTATTGCAGGAAATAAACACAGAATACGATCTTTTACAAACAAATATAGATGATTACGATAAACAACTACCAGTTATTGATAACATACCGTTACATGAGGAATTATATAAAGTTCTATTAAAATTACACAATGAAGATGACTCTGATGTAAACGAAAACGAATATAACGAATATCACCATTTATATTTGTTGAGTAAGCTTGCGAATATGGATAATACAGAAAGTAAACTAAGAATATTGAAGGGTATAAACAAGGTTTATACCAAATATTTAGGCCGATCTGAAGATGATGATGATGAAGATGCAGAAGAAGAAGGAGTAGGAGAAGAAGAAGAAGAAGTAGTAGTAGGAGAAGAAGTAGTAGTAGGAGAAGAAGAAGTAGAAGAAGGAGTAGGAGTAGGAGAAGAAGAAGAAGTAGGAGTAGGAGTAGGAGAAGAAGAAGGAGTAGGAGAAGGAGAAGAAGGAGAAGGAGAAGAAGGAGAAGAAGGAGAAGGAGAAGAAGAAGAAGGAGAAGAAGGAGAAGAAGGAAGAAAGAAGAGGAAGAAAGAAGAGGAAGAAGAAGAAGAAGAAGAAGAAGAAGTAGGAGAAGAAGAAGGAGAAGAAGGAGAAGTAGTAGTAGGAGATGAAGATGCAGAAGGAAGGGGTGCTAAGAGGGGGCGTGAAGCCTCCCCAGCAGGAGAGTCTTTTCTATCTTCTCGAGCTGTTATAAATAACGCTAAAGCGAAGAAGAAGGAAAAGAGATACAATGGATTAAGTATGCCTATAGAAGATGCAAGGAGAGTAGCACGACAAGAATCTAGGGATGACGCAGAGAAAAAAAATAAGGTTGACGCACAAGCAAATCGTGATCCTGATTTGAATCCAGAGAGCAGAAAGAGGAAGGGTGGGACAAGAGGAAAGAAGCGCAGGTACACGCGAAAGAAGAGGCGATAAAACAATATAAAAATCAGACCCCTTATATCAATATAATACAATGACGTATAATATTGATCACGACGTAAAATACACTGACAACTTCGAATATCGCGAGTCAATGCGCCAGGTATTTCGCATGACACCGACACCCACATTAGCGGAAGACATGGACGATGAATCGAGAGACGAACTCCTATATGACGATGCGTCGATTAGTGCTGGTCTAGACTATATTTTCGATGCCACCAAGGACGTACCCGCATTTAGTGAATTGTTCCTCGTTGGCGCCGGGCGCATGTTATCCGATAACAAGGAAATCGGTTTAGCCGTTGTATTTTCATATGACTATTTCGAATTGTTCCATCTCTGTCTCCGTGATTATTTCGCAGATCCGTCGGCATTCACTGCGAAAAACGAGAATTATGTGAAGCTGTGGAATAAAATCTCGTAACAATATAAATGGCTTCTACACGCAATAAAAATACTCCGGGAGATTATCGTTTAGAAAAGGATAGCATGATATGCCAGCGCAATTATCTGACAAACACTACATTCGCACTGCCTACACAGTCCTATCACCCGGGTGATGGTTTGCTCGGCGCAAAGACATCGCGCACGGTATTGTCGTCCAATGCTTGTGACATTGAGTCGACCTTATTTGGAATCGGTGCTAACAATTTAGAGAACCCGAAGCCGAGTGTGATGCCCCAACTCAAGACCCTCCAGAGCTTATCCGTCATGAATAAGACGCCCTTAATACTACCCACGGTTGTAGAAATAAGTGGTGCGAATCGCCCTATGTACCTCAACTAGGGGAACCTACGGTTCCCCTATGACCCCTCCCTTTATTATTATGTATGAATTCTTTACCTGTGGATATCCCCCACATCTAATTCAATCGATTTTCTATTTTTCGTCGAATATCGATTTGCCATGCCTTTTCTATTCTTAAATGTGGTCGTACGATTTTGTTTATGATTATTGTTTGTTTTTATCTCCTCCTTTGTTAGGACAATATTGGGTACTTCTTCTGGATCGGGATTCTCCCGATTGAATGCACTTAAAATTGCGTCTAAATTATAGTTGCCATCCGAGCTCTTTTCCGGTAGCTTATCGCATTTCTCGAAACTAACCTCGGTATATTCATTGCACGGTTCATATCTGCCATCTGGACACACTTCCATCGGGAGACGAATACAAGCATATATGTATTTCTTTGGCATGGATCAGATAAAGTACTATAATTAGGCGGGATTTTATTACAGTATTTCATACGCTGTTTATTTTTTATATACAATAAAAAACAAACCATTAGAGAAGCACGCCCCATCCACGAACCCTACGACGATAAAAAACGATTACACGACGGCGCATTGTTTATATAGACGTATAGTTGTATCTAAACCATTTTACCAATAGATATTGCGATTGAAATGGTTTGGATTTTACTATAGAGGGAGGGGTGCGGGGAACCGTAGGTTCCCTGCCCTAGTTGAACTTCACAATGATCTTCACCATTTCCTTCTTAATACACTTGCATGCGGAAATGGAGAGCTCCTCGCGCTTCTTCCTCGTCTTACCATCCGCGCTGACGTTGTTATCAGGTGACATCTTTCGTCTTGACGTACTATTCCGCGAATTCATGTCGCTCTCGATTTCCGCGTAGTTTTCCTCGATGAATTCGAGGATCTTGTGCTCAATCGTCCACTTAAAAAAATTCAGTTGCCCGATCGTTGTCTCCATATAATTGTCGCCGTCATACGGAATCGAAATGCGGTCCCACCTACAAAAGGGGTCGAAGCGCTTCTTGCTATATGCCTTCAGCTTCAGTTTGTAATCGTTGTACACCTTAAATCTCGCCGGATCGCCGTAATGATTGGTCAGTTCGTATACAGTGAAATTCTTCTTTGCGAAATTGGTAACAAACCAGTCGACGATTCGGAGAGAAATCTTCGATTCGCCATTGATAATTGATATGGTCTTCTTGAGATGATCGCGATTTTCATAGAATGTCATGAGGTGCTGAAGCAAAAGCTCATTTTGCGTATTACACTTGGTTGCCATTTGGTTAATAGGATACTATGTGTGTTTTTTATATACATTACGTTGTAATATATATACTTTATGCCGGCGTGAATTTCATCGGTTTATCTCCGTAAATATGTAGGTCACCCAACTTCTCCATACCACTATAAAAGGCTTCATTTGACGCTTTCATATCTTCGGTTGTCATCATTTTTCGAATCCAATGCTCAGCATCATTTACATCTTCAATGTCATTACCCTGTACACCAACAACGGGTGGCGTTCCTGTTCCGCTTTTGCTGTATTTGACACGTCCTAATACTTGTTTAAATGCCTCGCGTGTTTTACTCTGTTCGAATTGCTTCCAAGGCATATAGTTCCACAGAATATGTAGTAAACGCAGGTCGTGACTTCTATTACTGAGAGAAGAACTTATATAATGGTTGACTTCCTCTATGGGCGGTTCGAGCCACGAATAACCACTCTCATCTCCGCAATGTTCATGGCCTATATTACATGCTTTCGCTTTACAAACGAAATCATATTCCTGTGATGAATCTAAATTTGCAGGTTTATAATTTATGTATGATCTCCCATAGTCAATCATTTTTGCAATATATTGATTTTTGAAATCTATTATAGCCCCATCTTTCATATGATAGTGAAAATGTATATATTTGCCAGTTACTGGTTTGTATAAAACTACATTATCTCCGTGCAAATCATAATGCGTAAAGTTAGATTGAAGTAAGGCTAATGTATAATAGATTTGATAGATCGAGTAAAATAAATCGTTCTTGATGTAATCAAAGTCAGGGGTGCCCTTGTACACTTTATCGGCAATTGAGGAAGCACCCTTAATATGTTGTATCAAAATACAAATAGTCTTTGAATATTTACAAGCCTCGCCAACGTCAATCTCGCCTTGTGCGTATGGTATTAGCATTGAGTTTAAATCGAGAGGTCCAGATTTTACAGTTTGGATTTTCGTCCATTCGTCTATGCTCTTATATTTATAGCATCCGTAACTTTCTACAAAACTGGGTGTCTTATTTAAGTAAGCTCGATTGAGTATATATCCTACGAAATATTCATACATCAGATTATCCGCGTCCTTTGTTCTGGATGATTTTAGGATGGCATGCGCTTTATACCCTTCGCGCTCATATTCAATCTCCTTTACAAACCCGTTGGCGGATACTGCGCCAATTGATCTTACATTTTGCACATAATCGAATTTGTAGAATCCGTTGAAAAAATCGAATATCTTTTTTCTCTCGTTGTCGAATGCGATGCAAACTCCGGAATCGGAACATATCGATTGTAAGAACTTCGATCTAATTTTGGTTGCCAGCTTTTTAAGTCCCGTCTTTTCGATTATTTTTTTTAACGTTTTTCTAGCATTTTTCTTCGCATGTATTTGCCCGATAGCCACTTTAAGGGCACTGTCTCTAATTTTAACACTCCTGGCTTTTGCACTGGGTGACTTTGGCGTACCAGTTGATTTTACACTGGGAACTTTTGCACTAGGCGCCTTTGGCGTACCAGTTGCCTTTGCGCTGGGTACCTTTACGCTGGGTGCCTTTGGCTCTCCAATCAATTGTGCACTGGTTGCCTTTGCGCTAGGTGCCTTTGGTGTACCAGTTGCCTTTGCGCTGGGTACCTTTACGCTGGGTGCCTTTGGCTCTCCAATTAATTGTGCACTAGGAACCTTACCAACCGACTTTACACTAGGTGCTTTCGCACTAAGAACCTTTGCACTAGGAGCTTTTGGAACACCACTTGATTTTACACTAGGGGCTTTACCAATAGATTTTGCAACTGGAGCCTTTGCACTAGCAACTCTAACTTCATCGACGGGTTGATTTTCAACCTCCATTCTTATATAATAGTGATATTTTTTACTAAATTATATGTATATACGTCGAACGTAGTGTATCCCCAAAGCTCGGTTTTGGCGACATTCCAATCATCCTCCGTTGGATCATAGGATGGATCCTCTTTCAATTGCGCCCACACATCTTCAGGTTCATTCTCGTCTGTTTGGATCCCGCATAGGTGAAATATACTGTATTCGAGTTCACACCCTGGATATTTATCGGTAAGATATTCTATCATATTTGCACCGAAAACACAATCGATATCTATTACCGGTTCCTCTTTGCATTTCATTAGAATATCAACTGTTCGATAGTATAGTTCCACTGTGAATGTAGTTCCGTCGTAATCCGTATAGATCGTACGTTCACTAACATTCTTTTCAAATCTCGGTCGAATTATGTATTCGTTCATGAACGTTATATTATAAATATAACATGTTTATATTATCAATCAATTTTATATTTTTATTTACCGTGCTGTTGTTAAAGTAAATTTTTCATAAAAACGCACAGGAATTCAATCATTTGACCGTCAATAAAATTTCACTATCGACCTGCCATGCCATACATAACTTTGAGTACGTTATAACCATAAAATTGATTCGTAAATATGCCACTTATATAATGTATCAAAACATCATAAGTAAGTAAGTGAGTAGAACTAATACAAAATATATTATTATATTTTTTATTTGATTTTTTAAACCAGCACACTAAGCGTTTAGTTGGAATAAGCAACGCCAGCCATGCCACTCATGACACGGAGCACGTTGTAGTTGACCGCATAAACACGGACCTTGGCAGTGGCCGTTCCGGAAACCGATCCCGAAGAGAGAACAAGCTGGAGGACAGCGTTGTCAATGCGGGAGAAGTTGCACGTTCCGGAAGGCTGGTGCTCCTCGGGCCTGAGCGCGAAGGAGTACACGTTGATTCCGGTGTCGGGGGCACGAGTGTGGTGCTGGAAGGGCTGGACAACATCGAAGTAGGATCCCTCACGCTCGGAGAAACGATCCTGTCCGTTGAGCTGGAGCTTGGCAGTGACGACGGGGTTCTCTCCCCAGCAGTGCATGTCGAGGGCAGACTCGGCGAGGACGAAGGTGCCGGCATCGGAGAGCGCAGCGCCAACACCCGAGGCGGCATCGCCGAAGGCACCGGCAGCGGCCCAGTTGCCTCCCGCGGTGGCGGCAATGTCAACACCTCCGGCCTGCTGGAAGAGGCCGTTGGAGGCAATGAAGCCGTTGGTTCCGGTGACAGAGTCCTGGGACCCGAACGCGTGGAGGGCGTTGGGGAGGGCATCAATGGCATCGGTGTAGTTGAAGGGCTGGGCACCGAGGGTCTTGTAGAGGGTGTTGCCTCCGATGAGGGACGAGCAGTAGTCGACGTTGGCGTCGGGCTGAACGACCCAGACAAGCTCCTTGCACGGGTGGTTGAAGTTGAGCTTGATCTTGTTGGAGGAGGACCCAACGGACTCGTCTCCAGTGAACTGGAGTTGCTCGAAGAGGTACTCGTGGGGGTTCTGCGCCATCTTCCTGCGCTCATCAGTGTCGAGGAAGATGTAGTCGACGTAGAGGGAAGCGGCAACAAGGGACTGTTGGTAGGCAGAGGAGACGGAGACAGTGGTCGCGGTCGTGGTGGTCAAGTCCTTGACGGCCCAGAGGCACTCGCCGATGGGGCGGAGATCAAGGTTGATCTTGACCTCGTGGTACTGGAGGGCAATGAGGGGGAGGGCAAGTCCAGGGTTCCTGCAGAACCAGAACTGGAGGGGCACGTAGAGGGTGGTCTCCGGAAGGGCGTTGCGGGGAGCGCAAACCTGGGAAGGTCCGCCGGCAGCCGCGCAGGGCCCGTTGATGGGGGCGAAGGCGGGGTCGGTGATGTAGGTAAGCTGAGTGGTGTTTCCAATCATCTTGAAGTACCCACGCTGTTGCTCAGAGGAGAGGGTGACCTGATTCCAGATGTGCATCCAGTCTCCGTACTGGCGATCGATGCGCTGGCCTCCAATCTCGACCTCAACCTGAGCGACGAGTTGCTCACCGACGAAGTCCATCCACCTGGCATAGACGTCTCCAGTGGAGCCCTTCATGCCCTGGTTGATCTCGGGGAGAGTGACCTGGAGGTAGGTGCGGTAAGCAAGATCTCCGTTTCTGGAGATGGTGCAGGTGACACGGCGACCGAAATCAGCCTGTCCAGAGAAGGTCTGCTCGATCGACTCCATCGCGAAGTTAGTGTGGCGCCTGTAAGAGACCTTCCAGAAGGTGATCTCGGGGGTACCAGTGAGGAAAACGTCCTGTGCGCCGTAAGCTACGAGTTGCATTAGTGCTCCGCCCATGATTTATAATATAGTATACCGAAAGATAATAATTTCGGAAAATCAAATTAATTGATCAAAATAAAAAATCCCTAAAGTTTGGAGTCTGTGCCGTTATTTTTCGCAGACGTAATATTGTCGAGTTTCATATTCCGATCGATAAACTTCTCTAAATAGTCCGCCATGAACACCTCTCTCTTGCCCTCGTGTTTTTTGGAAAAAATATAGTTATCATCCACCTTTTTTACACTCCATCCTGTATCGATAGCATTCAATACAAATTTCATCCTCTGGTAATGAATAAGATCGACGTTTACTTCCATATACACACTGGGTTTACTATAAAATCACAGTTTTATCTAAATGTTTTGTCTTTCAACACATATAGAAAACATGTTGCTAATACTAGTAAATCCACATGAAGAAGGCCGACCCGGTTCAACATACGATTGACAAAAAACACAGTCAAATGCTGGAACAATTCCACGACGACGAAACGCGTAAGATTCCAGCACTAATTAGTGAAAAGAAGGTACTCAGAGAGAGAGCCAAAACATTGTCATGTGATCGCGTAGATGAAATAATGGAATTAAAGGACAAGATTGATGAAATCAACAAAGAAATCAAAGATCTGAAGATCAAGAAGAAGGAGTATCTGTTGAATAATTCGGAGCACGTGTTTCACTACTTTGAGGAGAAGAAGAAGATATCGAGCGGGGAAACAAAAAACGTCAACGTTTTGAACACCTTTTTCAAAGTGAAACAGATGGAGGATGAGGTACAAGACAAAACAGTCACGACCAGGCATTCCATCGTAAAATACTGGAAAAATGTGAACAACGAGATCATAAATGCACAGGACTTTATTCTACCCATTGATATCTGTTGCTATTGCTCCAAGGGAGAGATGATTCCACAGGATGAGGAGGGGGTCATGATATGTAACAATCGTGAATGTGGCAAATTTGTCAATTTTATAACCGACAGCTCGAAACCGTCGAACAAGGAGGCACCCAACGAGGTCTCCTATACGGCATATATTCGGTTGAACCATTTCAAAGAGATCCTTTCTCAATTCCAGGCAAAAGAGACCACCCAAATTCCTGAGCATGTAATTGAAGATATCCGAACCCGTATAAAAAAGGAGAGAATTCACAACCTAATCGAGGAGATAAACTACGACAAGATGCGCGAGATTTTGCGGAAGCTGGGATACAACAAGTATTTTGAACATATTCAATATATAAATTCAATGTTCGGAATCCGACCGCCAATTATGAATGAGAGCCTACACGAGACACTATGCGTATTGTTTATAGAAATACAAAAGCCGTGGGCTATCCACTGTCCTGCAAATCGGACGAACTTCTTTAATTACACCTATACCCTCTATCAGTTGTGTGTACTTCTTGACCAGACGCAGTATTTGCCGTATATACCTCTCATGAAAGACCGAGAGAAACAGCTCGAGCAAGATCAGATTTGGTGCAAAGTTTGCAAAGACCTGGACTGGGAATACTACCCCACAGTCTAGTTTAATCGAAAGGTTTGCGATTCCATCTCCAGATTTGCTTTCGCGATATCTGCCTCGTATTGATTTATTCGCTGGCGTACGAAATACATCATAAACGTAAATGCGGTCAATAACGACAACAGATAGAGGCTTACTCGAAGCGATTTCATTTCATTGTCATCGCTGGTGTCGGTAGTATTAGTTGTGGCGTTCATTTCGTCGTATGATATTGCATAGTCTATGATACTCGGCTTCAATTTTTCATTAAAAATTTATAGATTAACTACAAATTTTTAGATTAGGTGATTGGTTGGTTACATCCGAGGGAACCCTACGAGATTCGCGCCGATACCGAACCCCGCGCCGCCCCTGGCAGAAGCCGCCATGGGCGGAATAAACACGTCAAGAACAGAGAAGGTGGCAGCGGCGGTGAGCGCGATGATCACAATCTCCTCGACGTTGAGGGACTTCTTGGGGATGGCAAAGGCGGCAATAGCAACCATGATACCCTCGACGATGTACTTAATAGCACGCTTGACAAGTTCGCTGAAATCAATACCGGACATTGTTTTATATATTATAGTATAATAAAAAAAATTGAGGAAAATAGATTTATTTACAACGCCCCTAAATAGCGCGCCTCTTTAAAATAAATGCCTCCACTATTATCCTTAAAGTATTACTGTCGGCGCCTAATATAATATCAATTTAAAAACACTTAAATAAATCCGATGATACATTGTATATCACTAAATGTCTGGGTTTGAACGAAAAAATCTGAGGGACGGGAAAGAAAATCCTAAATATATCGACCTGTGCGACGAGGATCCTCCGATTGCCGGACAGAAGTTTGCATGTATGTCTTTTGTTAGTCCTGAGAAAATCCTAAAGAAGCGCGAGGTTTTCCTGTTTGAGCAGTTCGTTCAACAGTGGGAATTTGCTAAATGTATGGAGAAGACCACGGACTTTTTGAACTTTGTCTCCTATAAATATAACCTAAAGGTCGAGACTATCATGGCCGATTTTGCTGAGTTTGTGAAGGAGGAGGAAACGAAGCTAAAGGCCAGTAGTCTGGACGATGACTTCAAGAACTTTATGGACAAGAACGAGGACAAGCTGAGTGAGCAATTCCAGCGTGCCCATGCGTTCCAGACATCTGTGCGTGGTCTCAAGTTGCGCGGTGTCTTTCCTACGCAGGATGAGGCTGAGATGAAGTGCAAGAAGCTCCGTGATGCCGATCCGAACCACGATATCTTTGTAGGTCCAATGGGTATGTGGATTCCCTGGGATCCCGATGCGTACAAGACGGGTCGCGTCGAGTTCATGGAGGAAGAGCTCAATCAGCTCCATCACGAGAAGCTCAAGAACGAGACCAAGGCGAAGGAGGAGTTCGAGCGTCGCATTAAGGAGACGAAGCAGAAGGCGATCAAGGAGAATATCGAGCTAGCGAAGAAGAGCGGAAACGTTCTCACTCAGACGCTGAATGAGGATGGTCAGCTGATTGGTGTGAAGGAGACTGTCAATTTCGAGGATCGTGAGGTGGCCGATACGGCGAGTGTGAATGTGCGAAATGAGTTGTTACGCGAGTCTAAACGTGCTTAAAAAGGAGTTGCTATAAGAATAAAGATGTTCGATTTAAAAGTCATTCCTTATACGGCAATCTCATTGTCCGTTGTATCTCGTTTTATATTTATGTATCTGATTTATAGGAACAAAAGTGTGAATAGTTTTTCACTTGCGATTTGTCTTGTAAGTTTTGTTTCGTCCGGGATGTGGGTATATTATAGCGTAGAAATAGGTGATACTCCAATTACGGTACGCAGTTCGATCGAGATGTTGCTATTGATAACGTCGTCGATATATATTATTCGGAACAAACTTCATGCTAAACCTATCTTGCCATAGGTGGATGGAAATTTATTGTTATCCTATTGATAACAATAATTATATGAATTGAGTTTGAGATTCAGTATTCAATCTTACTTGCGCCCACCCTTGCGACTCTTCTTGTTGCGCCTGCGCTTGGCACTGCGGTTGCGCTTAGATCCGCCACCACGTTGTTTTTGGCTACGGCTACGGCTACGGCGACGTTTGCCACCACCCTCGCCCTTAGCTAACCTCGCTTCCTCCGCTAGCCTCGCTTCCTCCGCTAACCTCGCTTCCTCCGCTAACCTTGCTTGCTCCGCTAACCTCTCAGTCTCTAATTCCTGTGGTGACTTAGGGGTGACCAACGATGTAGCCTCCTTTGTAACACCTGCAGCTGCATCACCAATTGCGCCACTTGCTTTGTTAAATGCGTCAGTTACAGAACCAAATATACTAGGGGATGCATGTGCTTCTGTTGCCATTATATATATTATCCGAAGATAAATTTCCATACGCGCATCTCCCTAAATAGTTGCATAATAATAATCACCAAACACAACATTATTTTTAATGCTTCGGCTCAGTTTTGCCGCGCTGATTTTCTCCTCTGTTGCAGCCTTTGCAATTGTCTGCCATGTATCTAAAATCCTATGTGTAGTCGCCTCTCGTTTCTCTACCTTCTTCCCAGTCGATGCCGTTGTTTTAGATTGCGTTTCGTCTTCGCTTCGTAATGACAATCCATAATACCCCTCGTTTGATTCACCTGATACCCATACCACCGATTTCAGTGAATGAGGTGATGCATTCAAGTATGCCTTAATCTCTCGAATGCCCTCGCTTTCCTCTCTGGCGGGTTTGCCTAACCTAACCCTCCATCGTTTGTATTCATCTGCTAATTTTGAATTAAGGACTTTACCAGACGGTGAAAAACGACATATTTGGAATATAAAATCCTCTACATCAGTACCCGCTGTTTTCATGTATTCGATCGGGTTCAGCTTTACTCCTATATATCCCATTACAACCCCATTCTTATCTTGTTTCGTTAATCTATGAGGTCGAAATTTCGTGTCAAGATATTCCTTAAATGCGTGGAATATCTCCTTCGATGGTTTCGTCTGGCAATAAATACGAAACTGACCTTCTAGATTTGTACATGACTCTTCCACGTCTGGTCTTAGAATGCACGAGTTTGTGATAAATTCGTCGAACCTACTCTGTTGAGTGTTATCGGGTGCGGGTGCTTCAGAAATAGCTGAAATAACAATGGATTGGTTACCGACGGTAGTGGTCAATCTCTCGATTTCCAAATGTTGTTTGAGGTTTGTTAATCTCAATTCTTTTATTTCTTCCATCAAGTCCTCATTTTGTTTTGATAATTCGTCGTTTTGTTTCATTAGTGCGTTAAAATTCTCGACGCTGTACTGTTTGGAATCGATGATACTCTTGATATATCGGATTATTTTATCTACTGTAAACTCAGCTTCGTCATATGCTATCATCTCCTTGTAATTTTTGCCTCCTAATTCTACGTCTCGAATTTGTTTTTTGATTTTTTGGTTACTTCGGATGAGGTTCTCAATTTCCGTACTATTAGGTACTCGGAATGCGGTGATTAGTATGAAATTATCGAACGTGCCACGGTGGTTGTATACCCGTTGTAGGAGATCGTTTGTCTGACCAAATTTTATGAGTGATTCGCCCGCCTTGGATACATTGCCGGTTGTACCTATATAGACACATTGGGTGTTCCTTGGGAATTGGGCGATGGTCGCTTGCTCTGCCGCCTTTCTCGCAGTGTGTTGTGACTGTTTGTCTTTTAGTTCGAGTTGTATCTTTAGTTCATCGCTTTCTTCTTGGACAACTTGATGAATCATCTCCTCCATCTTCAAATAATATTCGTGAATTTCATCTGCCTTTTTTGTACCTGCTTTCAAACATAACGATTTGAATGTTTTTACAGTTATCATAATTGTCTCTTTGTTGTGACCGCCTCGACCTTTTTTTGCTCCTGAAGCTTCAGGAGCAAACATATCATTAGTTTTCTCATCGGACATGGACATTAATTTATAATCTTTATCAATTGTGAATTGTTTTTCCAACAAATATTTAGCGTTATATTTTTTATTGAACCCCAGCCACTTCCAAACATTATCTAAATCAATGACAAAATCATTATTTTGGTCGCAATTCAAGTAACAATAAAAGCTCGACACAAACAATTGTTGTTCAAAATCAGTAAAACCTTCTTGAATTTTTGTTAGTAATTTGCCATTATATGTATTGGATAACCTTGTTATCGGGTTGTTCTCTATAAGATCTATTATATTCAACGAGGCATCCATTATAATATATTATATTATCACATGTCTTTATATGATTTGAATCGTTTATGTTTTTACTTTTAAAAACAAAAGCAAATATAAGATAAGCGGTTTTGTAAGAAAATGCTTACCAATTGCTCTTTTTCACGTTAATATTGGCTCCTTTGCTAGCCTTCTTATTTTTCGATGGATCATATGCCTCGTCTTCATCGTCTGACCCCATGTTTTTCGATATTTCCCAGAACTCTTTTGAGCCCAACCTGAAAGTCGGGTGGTTTTCGGCCTTGTACCAGAATATTTGATCCGTCAATTTGTTCGATTTCGCATTGTTATTGATTACCAAGCACTCGTAATTCTCGGTTGTGTTGTCCATGACAGCACAGAACGACTCCAAAGTAGGAAACATACTCGCATAATTCTCCCAAATGCGCTTCCGATTTGTCAAGTATGGCTCGCGAAGTATAAAAACGTAATCAATGTTAGTACGTAGATTGGGTGGAATACCCAACGGATATTGCATAGTTATGATCAACATAACCTTCCAGTGACGGCCGTTCATAAATAAAAGGCGCATCATCTTATCGCGTGTCCATGTTTGGTCATACAAGCAGTCGTCCATAATAACAAAAGCTCTCGGATCGATGGTGGTCCGCTTATAGGTTTCGATCTCCTTCTTCATCTGCTTCATAACAGCCTTTTGCCTACGCAGGATGTTTTCAATAAGTACTGTATTATATTCATCATGGATAAACAGTTTAGGCACATGCTCTTTGTAAAACCCGTTACCTGCTTCAGTTCCAGAGATAACGGTACCAATTGGGATATCCTGATGATAGAATAGCAGATCGCGCACCAAGAACGACTTACCCGTATCACGACGACCAATCAAAACGACGACTGGACCCTTATTTTCATCAGGGCGAAATGTAATATCTCTCATGTTGAATTTTTTTAGCTCTAGTGTCATTTATAAAATACATTTATAAAAATTAATACGAGTTCAAACGTTCATATCCCACAAATAATATGTGAAATACCAGTATAAAAAAATGTCTAAGATCGCATTTCCATTTATTATAGAGTCGCGCAGTTCAAAACCTCTAAACCTAAAACATTTAGAGGATCAGTTTTCGCAGACATCCGATGACGTTAGTCACGGGTATAATCCATTCCATGTCAAAACGTTGCATAATTACCAGCCCATATTCAAGCTGTTTTTTGATATAAATGAACACAATGCGACATCAGTACAGCTGAACCATCGATATCAAATTTCTGATTTATGTACGGTATTGGATACATCGACAAATACGCTGGTACCAAAGCCAATCTTCATTAAGCATTCGCCATTGCTAGATCCTATCCGATATATGCTGGGTAAATACGATACCGCAAATGATATAATTCGCACATTACCCAGTCATAATAGTAGCCAACCTTGTTTCGATAAGCTGGCGAATACGAATAATGCATCATATACGGATGGGTTTTTCTACTTTCTGTCTAGTAAAATTCTCGAGGGGTATGATTTCCCACATGCGGTCGACTATTATGGAGCATATTTAGCAGTGCAGGATAAGTTCAAAATGAATATAGCTGATGATTACGATTACCTTAAAACGTCTGACTTCTTCTTGGATAACGTGGGTAAATTATTCAAGATTAATCGTCATAGGGTAATGTCGATATCCAATAGCAATTCACGAGGGAATAAGGAGAGACTCCAGATTTCCGATATCGAGGTAAACACAGACATTGCAACCCTAGATGTATTGGATATAGAAACTATCGATATTTCGGGAGAATTGGAAGAGGTGTACTGTAAGGTTGTAGTTGAAAAGGATGAAAAAAACGAAAGCGATAGCGATCGTGACAGTGATGACGATGATGAGGATGAGGAGGAAGATGAGGAAGATGAGGGAGATGAGGGAGATGAGGGAGATGAGGGAGATGAGGGAGATGAGGGAGATGAGGATGAGGAGGAAGATGAGGGAGATGAGGGAGATGAGGAAGAGGAAGATGATGAAGACGACGATGAAGACGACGATGAGGAAGAGGAGGAAGAAAATACAAATATTTTCGCATATATTGACAACTTCCCGATGCACATGATCTGCCTAGAGCAATGCGACGGAACTCTTGACGAGCTGTTTGTAAACGATGAAATCGACGACGAAACGGGAGCGAGTGCGCTGTTCCAGGTAATAATGACGCTTATCACCTATCAAAAGATGTTTCATTTTACGCACAATGATCTCCATACAAACAACATCATGTATGTCAAAACAGACCTCGAATATATATATTATAAATTCGACAAACTTACATACAAGGTACCGACACACGGACGTATATTCAAAATGATCGATTTCGGTAGAAGCATCTATACCATCAAAGGCAAGCTCTTTTGTAGTGACAGTTTTGCAGTCGGTGGTGACGCATCAACCCAGTACAATTTCGAGCCGTACTATAACGAGAAATATCCCAGGCTTGATCCGAATTACAGTTTCGATTTATGTCGCTTAGGATGCTCGATATACGACTTTATTAAACCAAAGACCGAATTATACAAGACAATTCACCGATGGTGTCAAGACGACAAGAAACTAAACGTTATATATAAAAAGAACGGCGACGAGAGATATCCCGATTTCAAACTCTACAAAATGATTGCGAAGACCGTTCATTTACACACGCCCCAGAGTCAGTTGAAATTTCCATTCTTTGAGCAGTTCAAATCGAAAATACCGAAATCGGCGAAGGTAGTCGATATCGATGCTATGCCCTGTTATGCGTAATTAATAATATTTACGAACAATATTATTAATGGTTGTATTCCTAGAATCCTGGCTGATCCGTGAAGATCTGCGTGGGTGCAGGAGTCGACGTAAAATCGACGCCTCCGATCATTTCAGCGACCGGTCCTGTAGCACAGAAAAACATGAATATAGGAACAAATGCCGACATGAATACGATAATCAGGTCGCGAACAATCAGCTTGACCGGCTTGATCTCCTTTTCGATGTACTTCATTTCTACCATTTTCACCAGAAAGTAAATCACTGTGATTGCGATGGTTAATAGAATAGGCTTCTCCATTATATTAAATACGTAAACTTTTTATGCGCATATTTTACGCGAGTTCTTCAATTCCGTCCAATACGACCGCCTCATTTTTCTGCGTCGGCTTGTTCATATCGAAAATATCCATTTCGTCTAAATCAATACTGCCTGTGTGTATTTTAATGCGATCATCGTAGTCGTCCTCGTCATCTTCTTCCTCCAATTTACGCTGAATTGCCCTGGATGTGCTAATCTCCTCTAAGCGCTCAATTGTTTTAGGTGCGCTGACATCGCTGACATTTCCCGTTGACGCATCTAACACACTGTCAAAATCATTGAACTTCAGCTTGGTCAAGACTGGTTCATTGTCGATATTGGATATCGATGGTACGACTTGGGGTCCGCTATCCTTTTCATCCTCTCCGTCGGTCTTCTTCTCCTCTCCATCTGGCTTCTTTTCTTCTCCATCAGTCTTCTTCTGATCGGCTTCCGGCTCGATATTTTCGATGATCACCTCTTCCTCTTGCTCCACAGATTCGTCCATGTATGCGCGTATAATCGCCTCTGTAGGGATACTGTCGCGTATAGTTAACATAATGCATTCTTGTACGATCTGTTCAAGCTCTCGGTTGTTTCGCTGGATCAGGAGAGGAGAAATATTCTTCTCGAACAAATATACATTCGAGTAGCAACGACGCGCGGTGTGTATGTAGATCTTGTGAATAAAACTATCGAGGTTCGGCGTGGCAATATCTATCTTCTTCTGTTTGTTTCCAACGCGAACGCACGTGAGAACCTTCAATTGAATTATATGCACGCATGTAATCAGATCGTCGAGGTAATTACATCCACTTCTCTCGACAATACGCTTTCGCTCCTCCTCAATCATCGTGGCATTCCACTTGGGTACCCTGGCGATCAAACTCTGGAAGGTCATTAAATATTTGCCGACTTCGTTGTTATCTAAACATAACTTCCACGATTCGTTAAAAATCGAACGGATACCCTCTATCACTAAAGGTGTGAAAATACTAACCAGACGACTGCACCATTCGTTCCGGGATTCCTGTAGATTCGAGAGAACAAAATCATCCATTTTATAGTTTTAGTCACTATATTTTTATTGCATGACAAACGCAGATCAGAGAACCTACGGTTCTCCGAACCTCTCCCTTTTTACGTGACAAAACCAAAAAAAAGGGAAGGGTTCGGGAAACCGTAGGTTTCCTGATTAGATGAATGAGATCCTGTGTAAATCCGCGTCTTCTCTCAAAAACATAAAATTCAACATAAACATCATAAGCATTTTCTCGCACCGAAACTCGCCCTTTATTTTGTGAAAACACATGATGATATTTGCCTTTTGTGCGTCACTCCAATTATCGGACCCATTCATGTAATTTATAATGTCAATGCAGGAATACCCGTTTTCATAGACCTTGGTACACGTATCAGATATGGTTTGATTTGTAGTAGAATCCGCGGTCTCCATATAATCGCGTATCCATTCCACCTTTCTAGTTTCAAGGTCAGAAACGTCGAGTGTTTTGCGGATCGTATGTTGATGTAAATTGACAACCTCTCCATTTACGATATACTCAGGCACATAAATCTCACAAAAACGCGACACAATTGGATTTAGCAATTTATGCTTGTTCTCCACGACAATGAAAAAACGAGTGTTAAAACTGAATAATTCAATGCATCGACGTAGTGCAGATTGCGCATCATTTGTCAGACTATCCGCGTTGAACATTACTATCGATTTAAACTGTACTCCAGTAGTAGATTGCAGATTGGCCTTTGCAAAAAACTTTAGATCTTCACGTATAAATTTTATACCTTTACCATGAGAGCAATTTACCGACATGATATTACTCTTCATTTTCTGTTTATCATTCTTGTATATCTTGTACAAGAAATCAGTAACAAGAGTAGATTTACCGCTACCAGACGGACCGTGAAATATGATATTTGGTATCTGATCTGAATTGTAGAAATAGTCTAGTTTTTTTAATATATTTTCGTGTATTTGTAAAGTCATACCTAGATATCATTATTTAATAGCAATTTCTATGTGTATTTTCTATACTAATAATATATACCATGTCTATGTCTATGCCTATGTCTGAATCCCAAGCGACGCTAGATGATGTTGATACTATCCAAGTTGCCACTTCCGATGACAGCCTATCGAATGCTATCGTTTCGAATGCCAAACTTTCCAGCGTAGCCCCGACCATAGATGCCAGTATTACTACTGCTCTTCCTGTGGTAGCTAGTGCGGTGGAAGCTGTAGCAATTATGCCGGTTACCCAACCTTCTTCGGTTAAAAGGAAATACATACGCTGTGCGAAAGGAACCAAGCGTGAAAAGAAGCGCAAGGGAAAATCCACCAGGCGTTGTATGTCAAAGAAGAAGTGTGGGCGTCTATCTCGTCGTGATTACAAAACAGGTAAATGCGTATCCAAATAATGATGAGTTCATTTGCTGATTACAATATATTGAGTATCTATATATTGCAATGCTTACTTTTTTATCACAGCCGAAAAAAAACAGAGACGAGGCCAACAGGATGCTAGCGAAATATCCGGATCGCATCCCAATCATCGTTTCCAAAAGCACGACTTCAACGACTACACCGGATATAGACAAACACAAGTTCCTAGCGCCGGCAGATTTAACTATGGGACAATTCCTGTATGTAATTAGAAAAAGAATAAACTTAACACCAGACAAGGGTTTGTTTCTATTTATAAATGGTGGCGAGGTAGTTCAAACGGGCGAAATAGTACAATTGACATATCAAAGGGCCTTCGATAAAGAGGACGGATTTTTACATGTAGTTTATAGCTGTGAGAGTGTATTCGGATAAGCCCTCACGAAATCCTGGAACCCATGATAAAATAGACTGTTATTTTCTATTTGTTCAACAACACTCTTCAGCAAATCAATATTCCTTTCTATGCTATAGCATCCATCTCTCATTATATAGGTAACCTCTTCAATACCATCCGCGTCGTCAATATCTACAGGTGTTTTGGCGACAGGATACTGATGTATTTTTCTGACATTCTCTGGCAGAAGTTGAGGGTTGTTCAATATTAAATACCCTGTTGACATTCCAAGTGCTTTTTCAGATTGCATCTGTTTTATAAAATGATGGGCATGGGCTTTCGATTCAAAGCGAATTAACGGATAGTTACTCTCTCGTAGCTCTTCTACATTTCGAACGAAGAATTGTATATAATGGGATTGTACACTCATGGGAGAAGAAGGTGGAGGCGGAGGCGTAGACAGAGGAGAAGAAGGCGGGGTGGAATATATATAATTAGTCATATTACAACGTTTTTATTATACATTATATACACCAATTTAAAAATCAATTTTATAATATATACAATGACTACATTGAGAGACTACAAAACAGAGTCACCACAGTACTTCTTTTACAAAGAACAACATGCGACGCAAACATACGAATATGTCATGAATAAACTTGCGAAATATTCAGATTCAAACGTAACTACTATGAAAATGTCTCGTGCTCTCGAACTGATGGATTTATTCGTCGATCCAAGTGACCCAGATGCAACAAATGAGAATTCGATACATGCATACCAAACTGCAGAGAGAATGCGAAAAGCACATCCCGACAATCGTGAATTACAAGTAACTGGATTGATCCACGATTTAGGCAAGGTACTATTCAGTTTTGGAGAGCCATCCATTGCAGTAGTCGGCGATACCTATGCAGTTGGTTGCGAGTTCCCGAAATCAATCGTGTATTATGATACAATGGCGTTGAACCCCGATACAACGCACGAGGTATATTCGACGCCGAATGGCATATATGAACCGGGATGCGGTATAGAGAACCTCATATTGTCGTTTGGTCACGACGAATATCTATACCGGGTGTTGCACAATAATAAAAATCATAAATTGTCAAAAAGATACCAAAATATGATTCGTTTCCACTCGTTTTATCCGTGGCATACGGGGAAGGACTATCTACATTTAATGCGCCCAGAAGACGGCGCCCTGATGCAAGACATTCTTGAGTTCAATACATATGATCTCTATTCTAAAGAAGACATCGAATTTGTACTGACTGATGATATAAAATTATACTATGCCAACCTGCTCGACGAATTCTTTCCTGATCTGATGCGATGGTAGATTAGATGACTAAGAGCAGTTCATGGCCGACGACAATGTCTGTATTTACCACAATATTGAAACCGGCCTTGTGAATATTCTTACAGAACGCCATACTATCCTCCATAATATATGTCAGAACCCTACCACTTTCGGTGAAAATGGTCGACAGATCACTATTGAAATAGGGGTATCTCATCTTGTCCAGAACCTCCTTACGAATTCCGAAAAACCCGAGACCAGTACTACACACGTTCTTATACTTGATGGTCGAATTCAACTTCTTCCATGCGTCTATATCTGAGACCTTAGTGTTTTCATAGGCGCCATTCTTCTTGAAATAATCAACATCCCACTTTTCGATGATATTGAACCGTTCCAAGTCCTCTCGATAAAGAGCCGTAACTACCGGTTGCTCGTCAAGAGAACTGACGAGTGCCTTAAATTGTTCGGTTCTAAAAATAATACTACTGTCGATAATTATCCAATAATCAAAGTTATCGCCGTTGAAGGGCTTCTGATCGACACCATTCAGTACATTCACACCCATTGCACGTAAATGCGCGGTAATTGAATTCGAAGCCGCACCCGGTATAATATTGATATCATATTCATTCTCTTTCAACAAGGTCGCAACCGTAGATATAAAAGACATTAAGAATGTAACTGAAAATCTCTCCCCGATTACTCCCAAGTTGATACGCTTGTTGCGAGAAGGCGGTGGACTCGGTGGCTCCTTAATATTGAATTCCATTCGTGTATACACATAGATATGAAGAATGTTTATATTATTTTTATTACGACAATTTATTTATGGTCAATTGTTTTGTGAATATATATCGCTCGTGATACATCGTTTTACGTCTGAGATTACACGACAAACATGATATTTCAACATTGTTTGTATTATGTCCAAAGCTATTGTCGATCCTATCTAAGGTCCATTGTTTGGGTTCTCTCACATGCTCATACAATACCTTCACGTATTCTTTGCAATAGTAGCACTTCAATCCACTTTTACGCAGAATATCTAGGGTCGAATCGATTGTTACGAAATCCGGTAACGAGAGTAGTTTTTTATGTATATCTTGTGACTTATATCCATTTATCTTGGTTTGTATTTGCTGTACCATAGTTCTATAGATCGCATTATTAGATGAGTCAGTCATTAACAGGCTAAGGTGTAGCTCGGGGTCGTAGTCTGAGTTTCGAATTTTCCAATTCGCATCTTGAGTAACTACTCGAACCCTGCTGATTTTGTTTGGCTTTCCATTCGATATATCTATCGTCTTAATATCCATCACTACGTATTATATATATAAAAGAAAACTAGATAGAACGATTGTCGGTAATAATAGTATAAAGACAAGTTATGTTTACAACGCCAGCAACGCAAGAAAATATTAAAACCGATGACAGCGTCCCTGTCGATCCGCCCATTGCATCTGGTCCAATGACCTCGAGTAGCCTGGACAAATTGTTAGAGAAGGAGAAGCAAAACAACAAGGGTGAATCTTGGAATAAACTAGACAATACTGTGAAGATACAGGCGCTACATGCATTCGCCGAGACATATGGAAAGGACAAGTCCATGTCGACCAAAGATATAAAGACGTTGAAAACGTTTTTCGGCGACTGCTTGCGCGCGAACAAACTTAACAAGACGAAGGACGTTAAATACGATAAGGACATTCGCACGGTTACCGCTGTTCCAGCGCTGTTTTACAATACAAGCAATCACAATTTCACACTTCGCATCGTAGATGCTAAGCGCGTGTCTACGTTGAAGTCACTTACACCAAAGCGTACATCTATAAAGAACCCCCTGGATGAGGAAGATAAAATTGAAAACGTATAAAGGATTATTTATATTCATTATTATAATGGAAACAATAAATATAAATATGGACGAGGATCTGGATTCTGAATCAGTATCAGATTCTGGATCTGAATTAGATTTGGAAATAGAAGAAGCAGATTATATCGAGATGGAAACCAGTGTATATGAGCTTGTCTCGGATGTACTAGCTGACAACGTTTTAGCATATTCAGATCCGAACTTCCATGCACATCTGACAGCTGATGTTTTGGAATTATATCACAACGAATGGAACAACATAATCAACGCGGATCAAATCGACGAAATCATAAAACAGATTATCGAGTCATTCTTCGACATTAGCGAGGAAATATACCCACGCCGATCCATTTCAGACGATCGTATAAATGCTCGACCTAACCTGGTTGATGTAGCGCGACAGATTACATACCTACAACAAATTCCACAGCCGACGCAACGCTCACTGGAATGGTACCAGTACCGTCACAATCTGATAACGGCAAGTAATATATGGAAGGTATTTTCATCGGAAGCACAGAGAAACAGTCTCATCTTCGAAAAATGCAAGCCGTTCAATCCGTTTGCGTCCGAACGGAATAATTGGCATGGGGGAGGTTCGCTACAATGGGGCGTTTTATATGAACAGGTATCCGTTATGATATACGAACGGAAGTACAATACACGGATAAGCGATTTTGGTTGTATTCAACATCAGAAATATTCCTATATTGGGGCGTCACCTGACGGTATTAACGTGGATCCCACATCGAATCGATATGGTCGCATGCTAGAGATCAAGAACATTGTGAACCGCGAAATTACTGGGATACCAAAAGAGGAATATTGGGTTCAGATGCAGGTTCAGATGGAGACGTGCGACTTGAATGAATGCGACTTTTTAGAGACACGCTTCAAAGAATATGCAAACGAGAACGAGTTTCGGGAAGACTCCGCACAAGAATGGAAGGGCGTCATATTATGCTTCATTGAGAGAGACACGCCTAATTCAAAACCCACATATAAATACATGCCATTTGACCGCATAGATTCGGTAGATAAATGGATCGACGAAACGAAGACCGAACTCAAAGAGACGCTTGTTCTTTACACGACTACATACTGGTACCTTGATGAACTATCCTGTGTATTGGTCAAGCGAAATCGATTGTGGTTCGAGTCTGGTTTACCGCTCATCAAAGAGACCTGGGATACGATAGTGATCGAGAGAGAAACCGGATATGAACATCGAATGGCAAAAAAACGCGTAGTCATGAGCGATATCACTGTACAATCAGATAACGCCAACGGTACATATGTTATAAACAACCTTAAATTCGCACCCAATATATGTTTAGTAAAGTTAGAGTAGCACCCCCTTCGAGACGTTGATTTTTTTATCGCTTTGATAAAAATGTCTATATATAATAAACAATGCCGAAGAAATATGGAATGCGTATAATAAATACGTATGATGAAGCATATCAAACCGGACGGAAGTTCATCGACAATATGAATACCTCCAAACATGCTAGCACCAATGAAACGAAACTGCCAAATCAGATAGCTGATTCAAAATGGGAGATGTCAGTACAGGCTCTAGAGAACACATTGCGTTATATATTCGAATTGCTTCACCACCAATGCTATATGATGTGTATAAACGGTAACAATGTACTCATGTGCAAACTGGAGATGCCCGATACCGCTCCGATATTTAGAGAGATAATTGAGGCAAATACCACGGACGAGAGCCTTATGGCTAATCCGAATATTACCGGACAACAGTTGAAATATATCAAAGAACAGGTTGGGAAAAACATCAATAATATGCGCGTAATGCAGTGTGTAGTGAAACCATTTGCCAAATCGACTGCGGTCGAGAAGAACAACGAATATCTAGAATTAGTGCGCGGTCTGGATCTACCCGACGGTGTTTTCATACTCAATCTGACCGACGCAGTTATATTGCGAAACGATGGTAAATCGCCATTCACAATGGTTACTGGAAAAACCGATCTGGGAGAATACAACTTTGATAAACACGTTCCGATTCTCAGTTTATCGGGCCAGCGTAATTATCTCGACATACCCATTCCGAATTATGACGACGTTATGTACGTTTTAAAGACGCCGAATAGATTCAAGGACGGGAAACCAGACCCGAATTTAATCACCGCGTGGGATTACAAGAAGTACGATGTTGCCGTCTTCAGGGGAGGTCCCACTGGATGTGGGTACACCGATTTGACGAATATGCGCATTAAACTGGCGCAAATGAAGTCGCCATTGCTGGATGCCAAATTGAGCGCGAAGGCTGGTACGGAAACGGTAGATACTAAATCGATACGTTTCGACCCCAAGTATGGGCTTGGAATGCTGAATACTTCTATCCGAACCTCATCTAATTTTTTAAATATGAAAGAGCAAAGTAATTATAAATACATTGTTCACATTGACGGAAACGTGAATGCCTACCGATTGCTTACTACCATGACGACTGGGTCTCTCATTCTCCGCGTGACTAGTCAATATACCTCGTGGGTTGACCACTTGCTTCAACACAAAGTACACTACGTTCCAGTAAAGGCAGATCTCTCGGATTTGCTGGATGTTGTGCGATGGTGCAGACAGAACGATGATCGATGCAGGGAGATTGCGTCGAATGGTATGAAACTGGCGCAGTCGATTCTGAGTAAGAAATATATACAGACCTATTTCCAAAAGGTATTGTTTAGTGTTACTGCGTCAGTGCCTGTGCCTGCGATTGCGTCAGTGCCTGCGATTGCGTCAGTGCCAGTGCCTGCATCAGTACCAGCGAAAAAGTCTGCGAAAAAGTCATCGCCTACAAGAAAGTCTTCACCGAAAGTAAAGAGTCGCGCCAAAACTATGAAAGTGCGAATGACAAAGGAAGAACGGCAGGCAGAAAAAGATAGAAAGGACGCCGAAAAGCAAGCCGAAAAGGAAAAAAAAGAAGCGGATAAGCTAGCGGAAAAACAACGAAAAGAAGCCGAAAAGCAAGCCGAGAAAGAGAGAAAGGAAGCCGAGAAGAAGGCCGAAAAAGAGAAAAAAGAAGCGGGTAAGCTTGCTGAAAAAGAGAGAAAGGAAACTGAAAAGCGCCTCGAAAAAGAGCGAAAAGAGGCGGAGAAACTAGCGAAGAAAGCGGGCAAATAACTACAGAGTACGATAGATGATCACATCCGCATCTCGTCTATCAATATCGGATTGAACAAATGATACTATCTCGCAAATAGTATCATCTATTAAAGGCGTCATCGATTTCAATATCTGCGAACAACGTTCCACGCGCCGAACAGTTAGTGGAATTACGTACTTCTCCCGGCACTTCCGAATAAACTCGGTAGCGGACTGATTGGTATGCTGTCTTCGTATCCGGAGAGCGATGCGGTACATTTGACATAGAAATTGGTCGATATCGGGAGAATCAAATAAGAATAAAAGCATAAGCTTGTTATAATGCATAAATATAGCGTTTCTACATATCGCAATTGAATTGTCGTCATACCAAAACAGGGGTGATTCTACATAAAACAACACCAGATTCTTGTGCAAATGAGCATGGTGTAGAATCTCCTGAATTGTGGGACTGTATTTTGTACTGAATTCCTTGCAGGCCTCTTTCATTCGAACAATCTCTCCATATTGTTCGTCGCCCGTTTCCTCGTATTTCAATTTCTGATACAAATATTCGAGTTTATCATCATATACGAGAGTATGGCGTTTCGCAGTTGCGGTAACGCCTTCAAGATATTCGTATCGATGTTTCGCGGTACGTTCGGCCTCTAGTTTGTCTCCGGTGGTTGTCCGAGCATATTCGTGTGCCATAATCGAGCTCTCGGATGCGTTCTTAACAATGCGCTCGGTCATCTGGTATTTTTCCCGCTTTACGGTTTCAATTTCTTGGCTTGTAGAAGTCATTTGTGGTGGTATTTAATCTAATTCAAATCAATATACTACGAATCAATTTTCAACACAAAATACTTCGGACAAAACGATATAGAATTTTAGAAGGATATACAATAGAGAGGAACAGATGTCATCGCCCGGCACTATCGTAGAACAGGAAATGCGCGTTACAAAGCGCGACGGTGAGCTTAAGACGGTTGAGTTTGACAAGATCCTCCGACGTCTCAAGATTCTCGGAAATGAGGCAGGCATCAAGATTAATTACACCTCACTTGCTATGAAGGTCATCGACCAACTTTTCGATGGTATTTCCACTACGAAAATCGACGAACTCAGTGCCGAGCAATGTGCATCCATGTCATCTACTCATCACGACTATAATACCTTGGCGGGCAGAATCGTCGTTTCGAATCACCAGAAAAACACGGAACCGAGCTTCAGTAAGGTGATGACAGCTCTGTACAATTTTAAGGACAAGCACGGTCATCATTCCCCCCTTGTTAGTGAGGAGCTGTATGCGGTTGTGCAGGTTGCTGGCGATGAACTGGATGCAATGTGCGATTATTCTCGCGACTATTTGATTGATTATTTTGGATTCAAGACGCTGGATCGCGCATATTTGATGAAGATCGACGGAAAGGCGGTCGAGCGCACTCAGCACATGTGGTTGCGTGTCGCCATGGGTATTCACGGTACCGATATGTCTGCTATTAAAGAGACATACGATTATATGTCGCGCAAATATTTCACTCATGCCACACCTACACTATTTAACGCCGGTACGCCTCACCCGCAGTTGAGCTCTTGTTTTCTCCAGGCGATGGAGAATGACAGCGTCGACGGCATTTACAATACTCTCAAGGACTGCGCGCTGATTTCGAAGTGGGCGGGTGGAATCGGGTTGCACATTCACAATGTTCGCGCTTCCGGTAGTCATATTCGCGGAACCAACGGTAACTCCAACGGCATTGTGCCAATGTTGAAGGTATTCAATCACACTGCCAAATACATTGATCAAGGTGGGGGACGAAGAAACGGCAGTTTTGCCATTTATTTAGAACCCTGGCATGCTGATGTTGAAATGTTTCTGCAGATGAGGAAGAATCACGGAGACGAGGAGCTCAAGGCGCGTGACCTATTCTACGCAGTTTGGATTCCTGATCTTTTCATGGAGCGAATCAAGGTGAATGGAAAATGGACCCTAATGTGCCCCGACGAGTGCCCTGGGCTGGCCGATGTATATGGCGATGAGTTCGTCGCTCTCTATACGAAATACGAGCAGGAGGGCCGGGGACGCTCAATCGTAAATGCCCGAGACATTTGGCTCCAGATTTTGGATGCGCAGATGGAAACGGGTACGCCGTATATTCTGTTCAAGGATGCATGCAACAAGAAATCGAATCAGAAAAACATTGGCACCATAAAGTCGAGCAACCTTTGCACCGAAGTGATTCAGTACAGTGACGATACCGAGACGGCGGTCTGCAATTTGGCGAGTATCGCCCTTCCCACGTTTGTAAGTGCCGACGGAGTATTCGACTATGAGGAGCTCCACAAGGTTACAAAGGTTGTGACCGCGAATCTGAATCGCGTAATTGACATCAATTACTACCCGATCGAGAAGGCGCGCAAGAGCAACATGCGACACCGCCCCATCGGAATCGGTGTACAAGGATTGAACGATACATTTATGCTCATGGATATTTCGTTTCAGAGTGAGGAAGCCAAGGAAGTGAATAAGAAGATCTTCGAGACAATTTATCACGGAGCACTAGAAAGGTCGTGTGAGCTCGCCCAGGGCTATGGTCCATACGAAACCTTCCCCGGATCGCCTGCAAGCCAGGGTATCCTCCAGTTTGATATGTGGAACGTGGATCCGACGAATGCGCGATACGATTGGACCGCATTAAAGCAAAAGATCATGACTCATGGTCTGCGCAATTCGCTCTTGTTGGCGCCGATGCCCACCGCATCGACCTCGCAAATCCTCGGGTTCAACGAGTGTATCGAGCCAGTTACCAGCAACATTTACAGCAGGCGAACGCTGGCCGGTGAATTCATCATGACAAACAAGTATCTCATGAATGATCTTTTGAAGCTCGATTTGTGGAACGACAAGATCAAAAACAATATCATTGCGAATAATGGTAGTGTTCAACATATTGAGGCCATTCCTCAGAAGATTCGCGACAAGTACAAGACAGTTTGGGAGTTACCCATGAAGCATCTGATCGACATGTCCGCTGATCGTGGAGCCTATATTTGCCAGAGTCAGAGTCTAAACCTATGGCTCGAGGATCCGAATTACAACTCGCTGACATCAATGCACTTCTATTCGTGGTCAAAGGGATTAAAGACCGGCATTTATTATCTCCGACGCAGGGCTAGGCACCAGGCACAGAAGTTTACGATCGAGCCTGAATTGAAACCAGGTGCCGTAGCACAGGAGGCTGAGATATGCGATATGTGTAGTTCTTAAGATTTGGATCGGCGCGTGTGCCTACGACGAGATTTACGGATCTCGAGATCATTGAAAAGTCCAGGTATAAATTTCTTACGCCGAATATGGTCGATCTCCTCGTCCGTGAGACGCTTCTTCCGCGTGTTCACATGTCGTCCGCACAAAAATATGGATACGCGCTTGATGCCTTTACCATTCTTTACAGTGACACGATGTACAATTTTCTTACCTCCTACAATGCGATGTTGTGTATTATTATAGCTAAATCTAGACATTTTATTATATATACCAACTATATAATAAAATGATGTTGGTTAATTTATTCCATGTCTTCTTTGTTAGCGCCCTCTTCTTTTATGTAGGCATTGTCCGTACCGACATACCACCGTTCATGTTCCCCGTTTTATTAGGTCTAGGCGCAATAATTGTTCTGTATCACATTTATAAGGCGACCATCAAAAAGCATGCCTGGGTCAATTATATCCATATCTTCTTGGTGGGTCCTCTCCTCATGTGGATCGGCTGGAATGGTGTCGAAACACCCCGTAAGTATTTCGAGCTTTTGTTAATGCTGGCGTTCGCAGTATTAGGATATCATGGATATTATGTTTTATCGGGAGACGGTGTACATACAGTCACGAGCGCAAGCAAATCTCAGTAAAAAAGAATATAGAACCATTCGGATGAAACATCCATACGATGGATATTAACGTAAATGGTAAAGGTACAAATGACCTGTGTTTCATAATGCATTTTTACGGGAGCGATAAGGGCCATCCGATGGGTGAAGGGCATCATAGCTACACTCATTACTATCACGAGGTCTTCAAGACGGTGCGCGACGAACCTATCCGGATTTTCGAACTCGGTCTAGGTACGAACAATCTCAATTTCCCGTCGAATATGGGCGTAAATGGTAAACCGGGTGCGTCATTGCGCGGATGGAAACAGTACTTTAAAAACGCCCATGTATTCGGCGCGGATATTGACGGCGGAATTTTATTCGAGGAAGACCGGATAAAGACGTACCAATGCGATCAAAACGATGGCAATTCGGTGCGCGCATTATGGGCACAGCCGGCGCTACAAGACGAATTCGACGTCATTATCGAGGACGGCCTTCACATATTCGAATCGAACGTACATTTCTTTGAAACAAGCTGTCACAAATTGAAGGTAGGCGGGGTATTCATCATCGAGGATGTCATGCATTATACGCTGGATCGATGGCGCCAGAAATTGCCCGAGTGGAACATCAAGTATCCTAATTACACGTTCCGTATATATGTAATTCCACACAAGAACAATCCACATGACAATACCCTGATCATTGGACAAAGGAACGAATAAACAAATGAATAAAATACTATATATAAATATCGCCATATAGTATTTTAAATATCAATGTCCCTCTCTATGTTCACACAGTTTAATGGTCTCTATGATGTGAATTATAAAGCATATACCAGCGCCCCTACAAACGAACTATTGACGGCGGGTATGGCTATAATCGAGGACCCCAATACGAACATTCGCGTAAAGGAGGACGTACTACACAAATTGATCGTAATTTATCCGGAAAATCACATATTGTATTATTTCATGGGTAATCTAGTGAAAAGCAAGAACACTGCGCACGCACTTGTTTGGTATAAAATGTGTTATCGTATCTGTCCAACTTGTCAAGAGAATCTACTAGATATGTCGAAGATTTTGTTTGATACCGAAAATTTCAATGGTATTCAGAAAATCAACGATGATAACGACAATATTCTATATAAACTCACAGATGCTAGATTTAAATTGTTGATATCTGCATATGAGGCTAAACGGCGGAATTTCGAGCGTTCCGTTGAAATTTTACATGAACTGATCGATATGCCCGATTTAAACAATTTCTTGCGATTCATCTGTTGCTCTAACATCGGCGTCACATATAACGATCTAGGACAGTCGGGCACTGGCATAAAGTTTTTAACACAGGCCATTCAAATTAATGAGGAGCATAAAGTCATGAGTGCTCTCGATTGCAAAACGACATATGATAATCTGTTCATTACGTACGACTATTCATATAATAATTTGGAGGAGGTGTGGTCGATATACAAGACATTCAATGCCCTTCAAGTTACACAGAATACATTCAAGTATACGAAAAATAAGAAGATTGTGCTGGGATATGTTTCGGGCGACTTCAGTTTTCACGTGGTTGCGAATTTCATTCTCCCGATTTTGAACAATCATACTGATGATTTTGAAATCCATTGTTTCTCCATTCGACCAATCCTAGATGTCGGTCTACATAATATCCGGAACACGACATTCCATGATATAACGGAGCTAGATACAATGGCATCAGCTCAGTACGTAAATAACCTACATGTCGACATACTCATCGACCTATCAGGGCATTCGGCGCACAATCGTCTGGAAATGCTGGCGCTAAACCCGGCTCCCATGCAAATGACATATCTCGGGTTCCCAAATACAACTGGACTGTCGTGCGTTAAATATAGGATCACCGACTCTATTGCCGACCATCCGCATTCAAACCAGAGATATAGCGAGGAACTATACAAACTGCCGAAATGTTTCTTGTTATACAGTCCTCTCCATCACACCGAGCGATATGACCCGCGCATTGCACCCCGCGACCATATTGTAGTTGGATCAATCAACAAAGAGACCAAGACATCGAAAGAGCTGTTAAATGTATGGCGTAGGATAATGGAGACGTGTCCGCGCGTGAAATTCCTGATTCTGTTGAAGACGGATACCGAGGCGCGCCGACAGTTCTATTGCGATCATCTTAATATACCCAGAAACAGCGACCGTATATCATTCATCACGTATCTAGAAACCGAAAAGGATTACACTCGTCTTTTTTACCAGATCGACGTTATGTTGGATCCGTTCCCATATTCAGGCACTACCACATCGTGTAAAGCCCTCTATAATTCCGTACCGATAGTCACGAAATATCATCGTGATTATCATGTTCATAATGTGACTGCGTCTATATTGGTGAATATGGGATTTCCTGAATTGGTCGCGCATTCCGACGAAGAGTACGTGTCAATTGTCAAAGAGTTGTCGGAGAATCCTGATCGAATCGATGATTATAAGAAAAAAATACATGATAAATTCACCCTGTTGATGGAGCCTAAAAAGTTCATGGAATCCTACGAAACAATGTTGAAGGACGTTTATTCGAAAATACAACACCACTACCCCCCACCCCCTCATTTTTAATTTTACTGTTGGCAATTATAAATACGCGCGAAACCCTGCAACATGGCCCGATACTGATCGTCCGTTTTGTTATAAACCTTTTGCAGGTCTCTCAAATTCTTTAGTGTCTGGTGACCGCGAGATACGAAGATCTTCTCATACTCCTGTATCGAGCAGTTCGATGGAATAAGAGCCGATTTCCTGTAGTTTTTTCTGTTGTCGAGCATCTGCTCAATGTCCGATGTGTACTTTCCGTTTCTGAGTTGCATTTAATAGAGAGGATGTGGGGTATGTGCTTATTACTTATATGTATATTACACAATCAATTTTATGAGATCTATGTTCGATTAACAGGCAATGGCGTGAATCCTTCTATATGCCATTTTTCAAGTAGAGCTAGTTGTTTTTCTTCGGTGAGTTTGTGTAACGGTGAGTGCTTTACTACCATTACGGCATCAATCCCGCATTTTTTACAGACTAGACAATTGTGTGTACTGCTAAGCCCAGCCGTTTCATATATTTGGCGACAATATACACAAGCCACCAAGTTTTTTCACCCACAACGAGTGTCTTCACGTTGTTCGTTACCCACTGCATGTATCCATCGTTTTCGCATAAAGTCATTGTAATTATTATGATGATACATAATAACAAAAAAATATATTTCAATTTTTTGTTATTTACATTTATCTTTTTATCTATTTCTCTCTTTCTCTCTCTCTTTCTTTTATAGCCTGCGCACGAACTCCAGGAAAGGTCCGACAGCGTATTCTGCCTCTAGTTTCGCTATCAACCAGGTGCGCAACCCAATCCCGCATCCGTGCATACTTATCCTTGTAATCTCTACTTCATCGTCCGTGTCTGTTAATACCAACATATCATCACTGTTTGACATGTAAAATCGGACACCTTTTACTACAATCCCCTCCTCAGGAACCACCCTTTGGGGAGGGGGGACTCTATCTCTAACTACCTGCTCAGGAAGAGCCTGAGCAACAGCCTCTTTAACTCTATCTACCGGGAGAGGAGGAGCGGGAGCAACTATTCTCAATTGAGGAGGAGCCGGAGCGATAGGAACAGCCCTCAATTGAGGAGGAGCGAGAGGAACAGCCCTGACTGGAGGCTTCTTCTCACATTCCATAGCCTCAATACCCTCACAGAAAGCCTTCGACAGGGCCTCGATCATGTCAATCAGCGACTTGTCAATGTCCCTCTCCTTGATGTTCGACTTGTTCATCTTGATGCCTATCACCTTGTCGAGGGACGGCGGGCAATCAATCATAAATCGAGAGTGTTTCACAATCTTCTGCAAGGTCAGGTTACCCTGACTTTTCTCCTTTACCGGTACGCTGTCAATAATCTTCTTCACACGAGCGTAGTAGCGTCCTCCGAGCTCGTATTTCTTACTCCCCTTCGCTTTCCCCCTACCCTTCACGTTCACGTTCTTAGGGCATCCACACTTTATGTTGATCGTGCCCTTGAGTACCGCTCCCGGAGCAGGAGCCTCTATCACGAGCTTCGCATTCCCTCCTACAGTACAACTGGAAACATACTGCTTTACTCCGCCATTGTTAAACAGCCTCAGGTTTTTCTCCTTGTTCTTCTTCCCGATATCGTCATTGCAATACATCTTGATCCCGGTGCCATTCTCCCACACCTCGACCGCGATGTTGATAATGTGTGGCTCGTCGCCGAGATTCGCCGTGCTAAACGGATCATTCGCACTAATCGTCTCCGTTCTCTTCTCTCCATTAACGATGCGGGTTAGCGAGAGCTCAAATCCTCCATTGATCAACTCGAAATAGGTGGTTCCCAGTTCCATGACGAGGTCCATCGACGTCAGTTTGTCATACACCTCCTCGTCACATTTGATTGCGAGCAACGTGCCACTCTCGCACCCTACGGGTCCATACTTGTCCCATACGTTTTTCTCATTTTTTCCCGAAATCCCGTGGGCTTTCAACACCAGACCCTTGGAAGACCCGCAGGCCTCCGGCCAATTCAGCTCCATCTCCTGAACCTCGTCGCCGTCCTCCGTCTTCGAGAACATGTAGGACGGATATTTCCGACCGGACAGCACAATCATCGACGCGTCCACGCCAACCCCAAACTTACCGTTGATCTCCCCCTCCGCATTTTTCTCGCTTTTTACGTGGTTATACAGCGCTCCCGCTCCCTCCATTTGCCTATTCGTCATCCCGCGACCGTTGTCTGAGATGTATAGGGTCTTGGTGTCGTCATCGCACGTAATATCGCCGTTGTGCGCACCGGCGTCGATTAAATTGTCCACCGTTTCTTTGGTAGAATCGAGGGGTGAGAATCCCCCGCCCTCTCCGATCGCCATAATCGCTCCGCTCGCGTTGACGCCGTTAGTAATATCAGACATGTTGTTGGTTGTTAAGGTGAGAATGAGATGTTACTGTGGCTGTACAATCAATTTTTCATGTTGCAAACAGAAACTCAACACAAGTCTTTTAAGCCCGCCCGCTCATCTGAAAATACAACGTATTTCTCAAATATATCCGTTGCAAAATCCAAGAGATTTGCGTGTATGTATCTTGTCCACTTTCTCGGAATTTGCGCATCATCATCCAAACAATATTCCATCAATATGCCGTAAATTTCACCTGGTTCCATATCATTCTTAGCTCCCAATAAATGTATCGAATATGTTCCTATCATAATATCGATGGCGGTGATTGCTGTCGCCCATACATCCGTTGGTACCAGCTCACACTCCTCTTCTGCTAATAACTCTGGAGCTCTCCAAAATATCGTATCGATGTACTGCTGATTTTCGCTTATGATTCCGATGGGCTGTGATAGCCCGAAATCGATTATTTTTACTAGCGGGCTCATTACCCCGTTTACATCCCTAAAGTCGATCATCACATTATCCGGTTTTATATCGCCATGTACGCGACTTATCTGTGTGTGTATCGCGTCTACTGCGCGAAATAGCTGTCGAATTACATCCTTCATTGAGTCTGTCGTATATAGCTCGTGTGATCGAAATGCAATGGATTTTATGTCGTGTAGTTCCATTATCATACCCCACGTTTCTTTATACCATCCTACCCCGTGGATTTTGCCGACAATGTCCCCGCATTTTTCGTTCAGCTGATGTAATATCGCATATTCCTTTGCGAATGTATACCATGTGTCGTGGTATCTGGGTGCCGTACTCCGATGAATGTCCGTGAACTGCTTCATTGCAACTTGATTGTCGCCATACTTTCCGCTTATCACGGACCCATACGTACCTTTTCCTAAAAATTCATGTGGTTCAAATTTGCCGTCCAGCGGTTCCGTGCTGTCGCTGGATGGTTCGGGTAGATCGCCACCTAACATGAGCCATCGCGTGAACTTGATTTCATTGAACGTCGGTTCGAGGAGTTCGTTATATTGCACGATTGACCTCCATAGGATCTTGTGAAACTTTGATAAATCGTCCAAATCTAACGAAACGTCGATCAGCCACAGAGTAAATGAATGTAGAGTATTGTTATTGTACTTTGGAAACCGGGCTTTCAAGAAATTGAAGATTGTATCTTGTTTGTTCATTTATTTTTTATTTGATTTATGTTTTATTATATTTTAAAAATATAAATCAATCAATTTTTACTCGCGAAGTTTGGTTATTAAGCCATTTTGTTGAAGTTCGTTTACAAGTTCCTTCAGTTTGGCGATTAGCATATCCTCTCCTTCGCTTTTAACCCATGCACAATAATCATGGTTACTTAGTTCGACAGAGCAACATCCCAATACATTGGTACAGGTTGCATCCTGTATGTATATAAAAACCTCGGATTGGAATATGCGCAATAGTTTTTTACACTCATCCGAGTTCGGTACTCCGCGAAATATAGGGCTGGGATTTATCTTCGTAAGCAAATCCGTATTTCGCCCTTTGATACACCCGGCCATTTCAAAGATACCATGATAGTCTTCGTTTCTGCATACGAAGTAGTACATCATATACAAACATTACATGATCTATCCTTTATTTTTGTTTTTGTTAATCTACATCTGCAATATCCGGATTTGGACTAGGCGGTGGAACCTCTTGCACCAGTACACTCAGGTGTTTCTTGAACGCCTCACTCTTCTCATTGAATACTTCGGTAGTCGTATCCACATTCTGATTCTCTAGCCACGCGAATTCGGTCTTCAAAAGATCCTGGATATTCGTTCTTGACGACTCGGGAAACCTGTCCATGTCATTCTTTGTTCCATAAAGCATGTTTTCATACTGATTCTTCGCCTCTATACGCTCCTTGCGCTTGGTATCCTCTTCCTTGTACTGATCTGCTTCATTCACCATACGCTCAATATCCTTGTCGCTCAATCGCCCCTTGTCATTCTTGATGGTTAGCGACTTGCCCTTACCTTCTCCCACTTGCGCAGTCACTGTCAAGATACCGTTTGCGTCAATGTCATAAATCACCTTGATTTGAGGCACGCCCCTTGGCGCAGGCGGAATTCCATCGAGAGTAAATTCGCCCAGCTTATTATTATCATGGGTAAACTGGCGCTCTCCTTCGAAGACGCAGATATTTGCGCCCGGTTGATTGTCGGCATAGGTCGAGAATGTCTGCTCCTTCTTGCAGGGAATAGTGGCATTGCGCTTGATGAGAACCGTCATGACATTGCCCGCGGTCTCAATTCCCAGACTCAGTGGCGTCACATCGAGCAACAATATTTGCGACGTCTGCTTTGTCGTTCCACCACACAGAACATCTCCTTGAACCGCAGCGCCGTATGCCACACACTCGTCGGGATTCACGGACTTGCACAGTTCCTTGCCATTGAAAAACTTGCTCAGTTCCTCCTGTAACTTTGGAATGCGCGTTGTTCCACCGACCAGAACGATCTCGTGAATATCGGCCTTGCTCACCTTTGCATCCGCCAAAACCTTGGACACCGGATCCATCGCCTTCTTGTAAAAGCCCGCGCAGATATCGTCGAACTTGGCTCGCGAAAGAACAATATTGAAATCCGTCGAGTCCATCAGTGCGTCGATTTCAATTGCAGCGCTAGTCGACGTACTCAAGGTGCGCTTGGCGCGCTCGGCTGCCGTCCTCATCCTACGTAAGGACCTCGCATTTGTCACCGCCTTCTTGTACTTCTTCTGGAACTCCTCCTTCATCCAATCCACTACCATGGTGTCGATATCCTCGCCTCCGAGGTGCGTATCACCCGCAGTAGCCCTGACCTCAAACACACCCTCGTCGATTTGCAAGAGGGATACGTCGTGAGTGCCTCCTCCACAGTCGAAAATGAGTACATTCTTGTCCCCCGTCGTCTTTCGATCCAGCCCGTAGGCCAGGGCTGCGGCAGTGGGCTCGTTGATAATGCGCTCCACCTTGAGTCCGGCGATGGCACCGGCATCCTTTGTGGACTGGCGCTGAGCATCGTTGAAATAGGCTGGCACCGTGATTACTGCGCGAGTCACCTTGTGTCCCAAGAATGCCTCGGCCGTCTCCTTCATCGAGGTCAGAATCATTGCGCTGATCTCCTCCGGCGTGTAGTTTCGCCCCTCGATCACAATCTCGGGTGCATTATTCTTACCATTAACCACCTTGTAGGACAAATTCGGCAACTCCTTCTGGACTTCCGGATCATTGTACTTGCGTCCGATCAGACGCTTGACGTCGTAAATCGTTTTCTCCAGGTTACTATTCACCTGGTTTTTTGCGGAATCGCCAATCAGGTGCTCTCCATCGGCGAATGCAACCCATGAAGGAGTGGTGCGGTTTCCCTGGCCGTTTGCAATAATCTCAATATGACCATCTCTCATTACCGCCACGCATGAATTGGTGGTTCCAAGATCAATACCAATAACAGTGTCAGTTTCGTCGGGCATTATATAGTTCTTATTAGCATAATCTTTATATTAGTTTTATATGAGAAAAGACGATTTGGGTTTCAAAAAAGTTTTTGGAAAGTTGGACATTTATAAATGTCCATTTTCTATTTGGTGGAAAAAGATTCCAAACTGTGTTTTTCTGAAAAAGTGATTTACAGCATAATGCTTTGAAACGCAATTTTTTAAAAACGGGTTGTTAGCATAACGTTTTTTTTGCATTTTTATCCGTTTTCGACGAGGGGATTTAGGGCGGGGGAGGTATATTCCGATCTTAAATTAATATTAAATATTTTTTATGAACTTTACAGCTCTCTACATATGGGAATAATATTAATATGAATATTATGGTTATATTCGATTGTACTCTTTATCCCAAAAATAAGATCTATAATCCCATTATAGATCTTATTTATAAAATGGTTTAAGATTTATAATCTTATTAATAACATATATGCCTAAAAAAGTAATTGATTACTCTAATACGATAATATATAAAATCACTTGTAAAAACATAAATGTTCTAGATAAATATGTTGGTCACACTACTAACTTTGTTCAACGAAAGCATGCACATAAAAACGGGACTATCAATAAAAAGTCTCCAACATACAACTCCAAGATATATAGAATTATTAGGGAAAATGGTGGATGGGATAATTGGAGTATGGAAATGATAAATTTTTATAATTGCAAAGATCTATATGAGGCTCGAGAAAAGGAACAGGAACATTATGTAATTCTCAATGCGAATATGAATAGTATAGAACCGTTACCTATATGTCAGCCTGTAATTAGTCCTAAGGTACTAAACACAGCGTATAAATTTACATGCGATCCCTGTAATTATAAATGTGACAATAAAAAAGATTTTAATAAACACATGATTACAGATAAACATTGTAACATTAAAACGGATATTAAAATTTATTCATGTGACAATTGTGAGAAGACATATAATTTCCATTCGGGTTTATGGAAGCATAAGAAAACCTGCAAACCAAAACTCGAACCCATAGAAGACGTAAGTTATATAGGCATCATAAACCAACTTCTAAGCCAGAATAACGAGTTGAAGAATTTCATAATTGAACAGGCGTCAGAACACAAGAAGGATACTGTTGACATAATGAATAAGGTCATCGAGCAGGCAAATGAGCACAAAAAGGATACTATTGACATGGTAACGCGGGTAATAGAGCTATCGAAGCCATCGATCACAACAAATAACAACAACAATAAGTTCAATATCAATGTATTTCTCTCGGAGCAATGCAAGGATGCCATCAATTTCTCGGATTTTATTAAGAATATTGAGGTCTCTCGGCAAGATATACAAAACACGGGTCAACTTGGATTCGTAGAAGGGATCTCAAAGATTCTCATGGATAACCTGAAACAGCTAGGTGTGAATGAACGACCCATTCATTGTACAGATCTGAAACGAGAGACAATGTATATTAAAGACGAGGACAAGTGGAATAAAGAAGAGAATGATTCGAAACTAAGGAGTGCGATCCAGACTGTATCAAGGAAGAGTATAAAAACGTTGCAGGATTGGAAGGAGGTGAATCCCGATTATGAGAACGGCGACTCGGACTTCTCCACCGAATGTCTCTCGATGCAACGTCACTCGGTTGCCGGTGATGACCGAGAGGTGTATTTTCCAAAAGTAGCCAAGCTGGTGGCAAAAGAGGTTATTATAGATAAAAACGTAGTTTAGGTTATTATATAGCATAAATACATAGGAATGGTGCGCCGAAGTACACGCAAAAACGGTAGAAACCAATCTGGTGGCAGCATATTCTCTTTTTTTACAAGAAAGATTGTGGACACTAAAAAGGAAAAGAAGAGTAAGAAGAGAAAAGATAAAGATAAAACCAAAGAACCCGAAATAGATAAGAAAAAGGAGGATGTCGATGATCTAAGAGAATACATGACACCCGTTGGCGTCGTTATAGAAAAAGAGGATGAGTATCACACGCCATTATCTTCAGATCCAACAGTAAAGCTAGATCTCTCGACACCCGCCTTCCCTTATGAACCCACAGACCAACCCGTATTCTGGGAGAAGATATTCGGATATGATCTATTGAAAATCAGGGATAAATTAACAGACATGTTAAATGACTCTGTAGAATTACAGGGATCCGCGAAGGACATGAAATTGAGTGGAACCTACCCCATCTGTAATAAGATGAAAAGTCACATTAAGAGCTTCCACGTACCGGCACAATTGGATTCGACAATTGAATTGGTAAAGGAACAGACCTATTATTTCTCCGCTACCGAACAGAAGGCGGTAGCGACGGACTTCAGTAACCAGAATCGCATTTTGTGTGCAACATTACTGTTGGTTGGAATTGTTTCAAATGCGATGAAAAACGATGATTACGAAATTATCATAAAAGGAGGTAAGGCAGTACAATTAGCAATAAATACTGAATATCATAGTAAGGATATTGACATATTGATCAAGCCGAAAGGCAATACCGAATATGACAAAGAAAAGGTAAAGAATCTCTCAAAACACCTGGGTTTTCTGTTGGATTGGTTCTTCAGTAAAACCACGATACAGGGTCGTATAACAATCCAGCTCCCGCCAGATCAAACGATTGTTTTACCCGACGGAAGCATAGTGAATGAAAATCTAGTAAAGCTGAAATACAAGACGGAACCGATATATGGGAAGAGATCATTAGAGAAGGCATTCCTAGACATTGGATTCGAGAACATAGACGCCGAAACTGCCGATTTCTATACGGATACGACCCTACATAAGTTCACAGACCCCGATTTTGGCGAGCTTCATTATAGATGCCCGACTATATTTAAGATGTTGAAGGAGAAGATCCACTATTATGTGTTTTACAAGAAAGAACTGGCTCGACTCGAGAAGTCAACGGTTTCTCTCCTACAACAGAACCGAAAGAAACGGGACAATGACATTGTATATGCAATAATGATGATCGATAAATTTCGGCGCGCGATCTTTGCGCTTACTGCAGGTGACCCAGCCAAACAAAATGCAAAAATATCATTGAGACTTGACCGTATTAAACCGAAACTGTCCGATGAAGAGCGAAAACAGATGTTGGAAGAAATAACGGGGAAAACTATTTAAAGCGACCTGCTAATATAGCATGTGGTGGAGTTATGAAGAATGGGTAATTTGGTTTCTCTTCTTACAGATTGGATAATGACCGAGGCGAGGTCCCTCTACTATGTAAATATCACGATCCTAGGTATTTATGTAGCACGGAAAAGGGTTCGGAGTCACGTTTATTTATAAACGTATAGCATACCATAAGGTATGGTACATATGTACCTGTCTATATTATACCATGAACCATCAGCAATTTTTTGCTCTTTTAGCTCAGACGGTTAGAGCATTTGTTTTGTAAACAAAAGGTCCTGTGTTCGACTCACAGAATGAGCATTTAGGAAAAATCAAACGATACTATTTAGGAAAAATCAAACGATACTATTTAGGAAAAATCAAACGATACTATTTAGGAAAATTTCACGAAAAAAAATATAATTATAGTGTGTGGTGGGACCAGAAAACATCCATCACACATTACGCCTCTTTGTTCTAGTGGTAGGATACTTGCTTGTAAAGGCAAGTGACCTGTGTTCGATTCACAGGGGGGGCATTTAACAAATATATATAAGTTCGAAAATGAATTAGAAGTTATATATAGATTTAGATACAGTCAATGTGTATTGCATGGGTAATATTGAAATTTAGAGATAGTTGCACAAAAAAAAGGGTGGAAAAGGTACCACGTATTTCAATGGAATATTTTGAAGACCCACCTATCACCGAATATACGACGCTCGTATCTAAACCTATATCTGTAAACCGTGTTATGTACAGTGGATCAGCTGTTCCTATATTACATAGCGTCTAACTCTAAAGGTAGTTCGATTTGAAACATAAATTTCAAATAGCAACGCATACACACCATAGTATCGACCAGCGCATTGTGTAGGTTCTCCGGAACAAACCCAAACAATCGATCATGAAGTTCCATCAACTTCGGATTCTTATTCCACTGCGAACCGTTAGCATTTGTCATGACGATGCTACAAAAGTTCTTAGTGGTCATCATGGTACAAATGGTATCGATTTCATTCAAGTCGTTAAAGGTGTCGTTAAATAGGAAGCCGATATGAGGAATGCGAATATTATGCAAATTTCGCTGAACCTCGATTTCGATCATCTTCTTGTCAAACGACAAATTATGCGCGATGACTTTACCGACGGACATATATGCGTGATAGAAATCGCGCAGCGCCCGCTCCATCATAATGCCCTTCTCATCGCAAATCTTACGCGTAATACCAGTCAGTTCTGTAATGAACGGACTAATCACTATATTGTCAGCGACCTTAATGTACTGATTGTAGGTCCTGGTTATTTTTTTGGAATGCATATCGTAAATAACGAAGCTCAATTGTAGAATACAGGGATACTCTGAAATGGTGGGCAAGGGCTTACCGCTCGAGCGGTCGATCTTCGGCAAGAGTCCGGTCGTCTCGGTATCGAAAGCCATGATCAGAGTGTTGGTAGTCATGCTAATTTGTAGTAATGTGTGTTGTGTTTCTATACGTAAATGGCTGTTATGCCAAATCAATTTTTGATACAACCAATATAGAATAATGACTTGATACTATGATAAAATGGCGACTGTTACGTTTGTATCCAGTTTCTTTCATATATACAACAGTGACTATGACGAGAACAAGTCAATACAGTGGAGAATCGACCGCTTTCGAGAGATTGCGAAGACTGGCATACGGCTATGTATCTATGTTTGCCCCGTTTTCAAAGATCGAATTGAAGAGATCGCAAAAGAGTTCGACAATGTCAGAGTAATGCGCGTTATGTCAATTGACGAACTGTACGTGATTACCGCGACGGAACTCGAATTGCCTTTAAATCGAAATGGCAACAAGGATACTAGTGAATATATGGCAGTTATCAATTCAAAGACCGAATTTCTGGCAACCGCCATCGCACAGAATCCTTGGAACACCGAGTACTTTGCATGGATCGATTTCAACATCTCGCACGTGTTTCGCGACAGACCCTCGACGCTCGAATATCTAAGAGAGCTAGGTAATCGAAAATTTCACGGCCAGTTTTTCGCCATACCGGGTTGCTGGGATAAATTTGACAGGACGTATATTACACATGTCACGGAAAGCATTCACTGGCGCTTCTGTGGTGGGTTTTTCATCGGTGATAAGGAGTCCATCCTGCAATTCGATAAACTGTACAAAAAGTACTATCATGACTTTGTAGAGACTCACGGGAAGCTGATATGGGAAGTCAATTTCTGGGCGTGGTTGGAATCGAATGCAGATTGGGCTCCTGAGTGGTATTTGGCAGATCATAGCGATAGCATACTCACCAATCTATCTGCATCCTATTTCGCACTCAATTTAAAGGCACTGGGGTCGAGTGAAACGCAGTACGATTATCCACATATACTGATGCACCATCCGGGGTCGGCATCGTATTTGAATTTTAAGGGCAAACATTTGTTAAATACGCGGTATGTGAATTACTGGTATTACGATAATGGATCCTATATGTTTTACGATGCGTCGAATATTATCAGGACAATCAATTCATTTTCGCAACTGACTGATGATGGCGAAAAATTCCCACTGTCCTACGCGAATATGAGCGAGGCTGATATCGGGTTGCAACGGTACGCGCACTATGCGCGAGGCCTCGAAGATATCCGATTGTACGAGCACGACGGTCGAGTGAAATTCATTGCAACTGCAGTCGAATATTATCATACGGGTGGCAATCGAATGGTGACGGGCAACTATGACTACCAAACGCTGTCCTATTCGGATGTGCGCATTATCGAGCCACCGACCGAGACCCAATTTGAAAAGAACTGGATACCCTTGTCGCCCCATGATCCGCGGGAACTGTTCATCTATAAATGGGCACCTTTAGAGATTGGATCAGTGACTGCCAATAATAACAACAAACTGGAGATAATCATGTCATATAGCGAAACCATACATCTCCCGTTTTTTAAGAAAATGAAGGGATCATCGCCATTTGTCCCAAATATGGATGAAAATGAGCTGATCGGAGTGGTCCATTTTAGTGAAGATGCGAAACCGCGGAGGTACTATCATATGATGTTGGTTTTAGATAGGCACACATTTAGACCTATCCGGTATAGCGAACCATTTGTGTTTGAGAAACCGAGCATCGAATTTTGCATTGGATTTGCGCGAGAGAAAGAGAAAGAGAGAGATAGAGACAGAGACAGAGACAAGTATTTGTTTTGGATCTCTCGATTTGATCGTGATCCGCTCTTAGTAACTATCGACAGTTCTGTGATATCATATACGTGTTTGGTTGGATTATAAAAATATAGAATTATATATAAATGAGTTTTGATGATGATGAAGCCTTAAAAGCAGGAATTGCAGCGTCTTTAAATCAAGGTGATTATTATGATTCTGATTCTGATTATGATTATGCAACGTCTTTAAATAAAGGTACACCTGTCATGGAATCAAAAAAACCAGGATCTCTCAATGTAGGTTTATCAAATGCAGGTAATCAATGTTATTATAACGCATTTATTCATTGGGCATTATCATTTGATGAGGTTAGAGATTTTTTACTTAATGGTGAAATGGCAACAATGGATCATACGAGACGTGTAAAACACATAAACGATCGTATAAAAGAAATTAATAGGGAAATAGAACAGACGAATAAATCTATAAAAGAAAAGATAGACGAAACTTACACGAATCTGCCGATTTACAGTCTAGAAATAATTAAAAAAATGGGTGTTACGGAGAAGGACATATTCAATCGATATTCATTTGAAACTATCAACATATTTGTAAACAAAATGGATCCGAAATACAAGACCGATGTTATAAAAAACATTAATGATTATACTACAGCTACACTAAATAGAGGTACCATACGGCAATTACCTGATACTATGAAAAATAATAATGAGAATGAGGTAGAACCTAGAGTTGAGGCGTTCGCGTATATGATTGAATTTCTAAAATCTACGATTGATAAAATTAACAAAACAACCAGTTCGAGTGTTGATCACACCCCAGATGATCTTGAAAATATGGGAAGATGCCAATGGCGCATAATATCACCCAATGAAAAGAATGTTGATGATACCGAAGAATCGTTTGTTAAAGGTAAGCCTGTGTATGATGGAAAAAACAAACCAAAAATGTGGCCAGATACTAATACCCCCATATTAGAATATTGGTATTCTGAACCTAATGATACTGCAGAATTAGCATCCGTATTCATAGATCATTTGGTATTGTTTGAACACAATAAGACTAAGTTTTATGATTTATTTAAATACGAAAGCATATCAACCAAGGTTTGTTATATAGATAGGCCATATCCCGATAAATTTTATGATACAGCATTAATCCAACTATCAGCCGATACTAAAAAGGCTCAATTAATTTCTGATATATTTAAACCAATAATGTTGAAACAGTCAATCACAGAATTTCCTGATTTATGTTATCTACACAATCCAGTAGACAATTTAAAAATAGTTGGTTTATTATTCGATCATATCAAAAACAATCTTATTCCCGCTGAATCAAAAAAAAATAGCCCCAAGTATAATACGTGGTTTAAAGGCTTCGAATCGCTGAAGAATGGTCAAACTATTTTTAATGAAACATATAACAATGGCAGGTTTTCGAAATACGTGGTTATTAACGCATTAAAATTTAACTATGTTGCGAATGAAGGTCGGATCCCACGTAAATCGTTAGGACAATTGGAATACAAAATAAAACTAGCAGATGAAACTAGTCTTAATCTGAAAACGGTATGTTTACATTTTGGAAATGGACAAGGTGGTGGGCATTGGCAGTTTTACAGGTTTAACAATGAAAACGAAGACTTCGTTTTATTAAGTGATAGGATAAAAAAAGATTGTACACCCGTAACATGTGAACATGAAATAGATGAAATAAAGCAAAACGGTTCGTTATTTACATATGAAAATCCGGCCTATAAACCGATTGACCGCACTATGCCACTCGAATTAGACAACGCGATGTCGGACTCTATCGCGAATATTTCTACAAGTATGAGTACGAGTAAAGTCATAGAAGAAGTAAAACCTATACCTACAGACGATGGCAAGACAATGAAGGAATCAGTTGAAAAAGTAGCCAATAGCATATCTGCTAAGGTATTATCTACTACTGATGACGACAGTGCAATGAAGGAATCAGTTGAAAAAATAGCCAGTAGCATGTCTGCTGAGGTATTATCTACTACTGATGACGACAGTGTAATGGAGGGTGCAGTTGAAACAGTAGCCAGTAGCATGTCTACCGAGGAACCTGCATTGGTACCCGAAGAATCACAAGCCAAAACTCCAATCAAGGTAACTGTAATGCGCACTAATAATAGTATGAAAATAACATCGAATGGAAAGGAATATAACATGTCATTCGATCTTTTAAAACAATTAGGTGTAAATCCTGCATATTTAACCAATTCGCAATAAACCACTTCGCAATAAACCACTTCGCAATAAACCACTTCACATTAAACCACTTCGTAGTGCTCGATAGTGTAAAATGTCGATCGATCGCTTATGCCGATGCCGGTTTTCGATCGGGAACTCTTCAAATCCATAGACTTCGCCGAGCAATAACCACTCGAACAACCCGCCAGCATAAACATAGACATCCTTAACGCCGAGAGATCGCAACTGCGTTTGTTTAGCGTCCACAGACAAATCACACGAATTGCGTCCGTATATAATGACGGGCAGATCTGGCGCACTGTAATTCGTCAGCTGATCATTTATGACACTCTCCTCACGATCCAACGGAATCGTACCAAGTATCAATATTTCATGATCGTTCGCCGGAAGCGTATTTATAATCAAAAATTTCGTGGGATTGGAAATTATATATTTCATGTCCTCGAACCCGACCAACCGCTTGATCGGTTGCGAAAACGACAAAAAAGAAGATAACATCTGTTTATGTATAAACACATGTTTTTATTATGTTAGGATACTATATAATAATGTTCAGCTTTTTCTCGAATATGTTTGGAAACCCGAAACAGAAACAGACACGGAAAAAGAAACAGAAACGGAACCAGAAAATGCGTAAGACGCGCAAGCAAATACGCGGTGGCTGAGGTTACGAGGCGCCCAAACCCGAATAAATACCGAGCAAAATGAACCGTGTTCATAGAGTGACGAATATATGCAAATATTCTGATATATGAACTGAAACGTTTTTACAGCTCCGTAAATACACCCTTAAAGATTTTACCCATTGAAGATTTCAATCCGCACAAAGTGCGTGGTTGAAATCTGTAAATGGGTAGCACTTTGAAAGAATAAATCCACAGGCGTGCGGATTTAATTCGTCAAAGGTGTAAAATGGGATGCCTCTCATTTTAATCTTTCAAGGTGCTGACCGATAATCATTTACAACGGCACATTTTGTGTGCGGTTTTAAATGTTCATCGGTTTAAATACAAAATTGAAACTGTTATAAACGATCCATTATATATTACACACCATCTATAATGGATCTTAAACAAACCAAACTAACCAAGACGGAATGGAACAATACGGAGGTTCCCGTATCTCCCGAAGAGAAGCGGATTCTTCAACTTATCAAAGACGGGTATAACGACGTGAACGTGAAATCAAACATCAATCAATCGATGTTTCAATTGGTTAAGATCGACGTTACACCAGAGAACGAGTCATATTTATACTCGCAATATTTCGAAAAAGACGTCAAGTCCACCATAAAAAAATATGGCGACGGAACCGTCGAATATGTGCCGATGCTGGCAGCATTCAAACAGACGAAGAAAGTCGACGTCATTCGTTTACAGAACATGGACACAACAATCGATGCCAAGCGCGAGTGCATTTTCGAATATGTTATATTAGATCTGGCGAGGGAGATTCTGAAGGGTATTTCAAAGAAGACGACGAAGTACTCCCTTCCCTTGTATACAGCGATTCAATTGAAGAGATGCGCGATTCCTCACATTAACAAGTACGTAAGCGAGTTCGTGGATATCGTTATTAAACTAGCCAACGACATGACGTCGATTGCCAGCGTGATTCATCGCGCATATGAATTTATAGAGAAGAACCCGACGCTCCTCAAATATGAGGATGCGACGCTGTTTCAACATCAGAAACAGCTATTCAGTATCTTCAAACAGAAACCCACCACGCCGAAGTTGGTCCTATATATCGCACCCACCGGTACCGGCAAGACGTTATCACCGATCGGGCTTTCGGAGCAATATCGTGTTATATTCATTTGCGTCTCGCGTCACGTTGGTCTGGCACTCGCAAAGTCGTCGATCAGCATGGGGAAAAAGATCGCGTTCGCGTTTGGGTGCGAGACTGCATCGGATATTCGATTACATTACTTCGCTTCGGCGAGTCACACGAAAAACACGAAAACGGGGGGTATTTGGAAGGTAGATAACAGTGTCGGTACAAAGGTGGAGATCATGATTTGCGATGTGCAGTCGTATTTGACCGCAATGCATTATATGTTGGCGTTTAATCCCGAGGAGAACATTGTTACCTATTGGGACGAGCCGACGATTACGATGGACTACGAGGACCACGAGCTCCATGACAAAATCCACCAGAATTGGAACGAGAACAAGATCTCGAAAATGGTCTTATCTTGCGCGACCTTACCGCAGGAGGCGGATATTCAAGACACCATTTGCGACTTCCGCAACAAGTTCGACGGTTCGGAAATCCACACGATCAACAGCTACGACTTCAAGAAGACGATTGCGGTCTTGAACAAGGACGGAAAGTGCGTATTGCCCCATCTCTTGTATGGCGACTACTCGAAACTGCTTACCTGCGTGCGACACTGCGAAACAAACAAGACACTCTTGCGCTATTTCGATCTGTCCGAAATCGTGAGATATATTAAGCATGTGAACAAACACGACTTGCTGGATGCCGAATATAATATCGATGCGTACTTTGCTAGTATTTCCGATGTTACGATGAATTCGCTGAAGCTCTATTATCTGGAATCGCTGAAACATCTGGATGCCTCGAAATGGGAGGCGACACATAAAATTCTGGTGGACGAACAGTTGCCGAAATTTGCGCGGGCATCGACGAGTGGAATATCTCTGACAACTAGCGATGCGCACACGCTGACCGACGGACCAACGATCTTCTTGGCGGATGACGTAGAGAAGATCGGGAGGTTTTATATACAGAATTCGAACATACCGCCGACTGTATTCACCTCTATCATGGAGAAGATTGAATTGAACAATGATCTGCAAGAGAAAATTACGAAACAACAGCAGTTGCTGGACGACAAATTGGGCACCAGCAAGGACACGTCTGACGATAAGGATGCAAGGTCCAACGACAAGAAGAATGAGAGGCGCGAGAAGCTGGACCCGGAAATACACAAGATGGTGGTGAATCTGGAGAAATTGCGACAGCAAATTCAGAGCGCGAATCTTGCGTCGAAACACATACCGAATTCGGTCGAGCATCAAAAGCTGTGGTCTGCGGAGCGTGTAAATAACGCGTTCATCCCTTCGATCGAGGAATCGACGGTGAAGGAGATCATGGAGCTCGACGTGGACAATTCAATGAAGATTCTGCTGTTGTTGGGTATAGGCATGTTCGCCACGAATCCCAACACACAATATATGGAGATTATGAAGAGATTGGCGTACGAACAGAGATTGTATATTATTATTGCATCGTCGGATTATATCTATGGTACCAATTACTCGTTCTGTCATGGGTTTATAGGGAAGGATCTGACGCATATGACACAGCAAAAAATTATTCAGGCGATGGGGCGAATCGGGCGAAACAAGGTTCAACAGGAGTATACGATTCGATTCCGCGACGACGAAATTATGATGCGACTTTTCACGAAAATGGAGCACAATCTAGAGGCGATTAATATGTCGAAGTTGTTTGTTTCATCAGAGACCGTATAGTGGGACATTCGATTGTGTATATATATATATTTTTGTATATGTATGTATATATGCAAAATAAAACAAGGAAACGGCGCACGAAGCGTGAACATGTTATCATTTATACACCGAGATATAACCAGGCACCCGGCGATGTAGTCCGAATGAAAGAGCAATATGATACCATGGTTACAATTCTGAAACGGAATAATATTAAGATAATAGATATCAATAAAACTACTAAGAGCGCTGATTACAATCCGGATATTATATTTATGAGAGATTCATTTGTAAAAACAGCAACCAACGTGATAATGGGCAAGTTTAAACGAACCGAAAGAGTAAATGAACCATATATAGTAAAACCATCCATCATTAATGCTATCGGAACAGAAGTTGTCGAATTACAAACAGCCCGCAGTCGGCTTGAAGGTGGCGACTACTTATTGAATAATGACGTTTCTTTCATTTTGGCTGGTCAACGAACAAATAAGACAGCTATTTCCGAAATGATAATGCGCGACCTGTTTGGAACAAAGAAGACTGTCGCGATACACCTGATAAAACGAGACACCGATTTGCACCGCATTCATCTAGATTGCATGATGAATTTTATTGGTAATATAGCGGTAGTATGGGAGGGATTACTGCATAACGCCGTATGTGTAATACACGACGCGGAAGGGGGTATACAACAAGGCATATCACTCGACAAATGTTTGAAATCACTGGGCTATAGCATATTTCTAATAGACGATAAAGCACAGCGACAATATGCATGTAATTTCGTAAATTTCGATCATTTCGTGTTGGCGCAACATCCTATTATATCGAGAGCATCGAATAAGGAAACTATTTGTATACCATTCGATGAAATCAACAAACTATATGGTGGGATTCATTGTATTGTACATGATATCTAGAACCTCCCTATTTAGAGCAGGATTTAGACCATAGTCATATATGGTTCACTGCGTATATGTGGTATTGGTTTTTTACACTGTGCGTGTTCGGCTTCTCCCATTAGACGAAGCAATATAGCAATTCCAAGCGCAGTAGAAGTATGAAACACACATGTCCCCCAATACTGGTCTGCATAGATGGTTAGCAACTTGCACGAAAATCCGAACATTACACATCCGGATCCAATTATATAAATTCGCCTCGCCCCGTAGTGAGAGGTCAGAGTAACCGTACTGATAAACAATATGGTGCCCGTAATTGGCACTAGATTCCTGTGGTAATATGCTAAGACGTGAGTATGATATCCAGTACCTATGATTGCACATATATATGTAGCGAACAATCCGTTGATACTATACACTACGGGCACCTTGTAT